ATGAAACTTGAAAATTTACGAGAAGAACGCATTTTACAAGGGAAAACACAAACCTATATGGCGAAAAAGTTAGGGTATAAGTACACGAGCGGCTATGCAAATATAGAAATGGGCAGAACGAAGCCCAGCTTAGAAATAGCAAAGCATATTGCGGATTTGCTAAATAGGGGTGTTCAAGAGCTTTTTTTTGATCAAAAGTTACACAAAATGAGTAATTCTTTAAAGGAAGAGCATTTATTTGAAAAGGGGAGACGAACAAAATGAATATTGAACATCCAATGGTAGCGCAGATAAATGACTTTGGATATCCAAAAAGCTTCTGGTCATATGAAATGACACGTTATGGGTATCAAGCAGAGATTGAGGAGAGTCTGGAGGGATTTGAAGCAGATGAAACATCAGATGACGTTTGATGCCAGAAAGGAAGCGCAGCTTTGTTTAGTCCAAGCCGGTGGCTGGATGACCTTTCATCACCAGAAACCGGTGTTTGTTTTTTCCACATCAGAAGACAAGCAAACATACATGACCCTCTTGGCGGAAAAGCTCGCTGAAGCAAAAAAGGAGGAATCAAGACGACATGAAACGATGGAAGAAAATCATGGGAATCCTCAAATGCTTGCTAAAAGCGAGTAAAAACGAACAAGACATTCGTCAGTGGGAAAAGGATGACGGGAGATCATAACATGGTCATCCATTTCATCATTGAGACAGAGTTATTGTTCACAAAAGATACATTGATAAAAAGAATACGAGCAGCTGCAAAAGCGCAATGCCCGCAGAAAATAAAAGACGCACTATCACTCGAGATTCGTTTATTTGACGACATGCCGCTTGACATAACTGACTGTCAAATCAAGCGTACATACGCAGAAAAAGGTTTGATACGCCCAGTGAACGTCAGCATCTTTCAGCCACGGCTACACCATATTCAAGAAGCACTTCATTCTATTGCGGATAGGGCCCCTCTACAGATCGTTGATTTAAGAGTTTCCCAGTTTTATAGTATGCGTCCAAGAATTGAAATCATTTTAAATACGATAGGTGATGGCACGAAGTCCTCACCAATTAAGGAGACAATCATATGAACGAGCCAAAACAATTATTCATTCAAGAAAACCAGACATTTGTCGGTGAGATGGAAACAGGAAAAATCCAAGTCATCGTGTTAGATGGGAATGTAGGAACGGCTTATCAGATAGATGTACCTGAACATGGAAAAACCATTATACAAACGGCAAAAGGTCATTTTGCAAGAGTAGATCACGAGATTGGTTTTAAAATCAGCTAGATTACTGGATAGATCACAACATCATACGTCCAAGACGGAAAGCCTGCGGACACTGATCAAGACCCTATGAAAAGGGGACTGATTGGTGTCCGTTTTTTATTTTCTTAAAAAAGGGAGAGAGCCAGCATGCAAGATTTACTCATCGAATACAAACGAGCATTAAAGGATGCTAGAAAAAGATATGAACCATTTAGAGAAAAAGAAGACAAACAGCTGTCAGATCAAGAGAAGCATGATAAAAAAATTATCGCCAGTATGGTCAGCGATCTCGAATACGTCGTGGAATGGCTTCAAATTGGCAGACAGCCAGGCGCACGCAGAGGATTAGACAGACGTTCAGTCTATCAGCGTACCATCCTGGCAAATCCAGAAGTGTTAGAGGCTTTATCACATGAATATACACTTATCCAAGAAAATGAAAGAGAATTCAGTGAGCGGGACAAGAAAAGAATTGATGAAGCCTTGTCCGTTTTAACGGACCGAGAAAAGGACGTATTCTTCATGCACACAACGCAAGGATTATCGTTTAGCGAGATTGCGATTATGCTGGATGTGAAAAAAGGAACTGTCCAAAAACATATGGAGAGAGCTCGGACAAAGATGTCTAAAAAAGTACAAGAACGCCTATTCGAAGCAGCTGAATAGGCGTTTTTTCTTTTGCAAAATAAATGGAGTAGCACTTGTCTTACAGTTGCCACCTATAGTTAGAAAGACCAAACGGAAGTTTGCTAACCCTACACAAATGATTCCTTCACAGGAAATCGTTCGAATTAAAAGGAGGCGGCAGGTGAATGTAAATGAAAGATAAATGGATAGGAGCCAAGCAAGATTATATGAAAGGGATGACGTACCAGCAAATTGCTGATCATTACAATGTCTCAATCCATACCGTGAAATCATGGAAAAGACGATACGGATGGCAAAGGCAAAAAGGTTCGTCAAAGCAGGCACACTCGATCTTCAATCAGTTTCTTTCAGATGAAACAATTGAAATCATGGAGAAAATGGGCGGGCGTACATCCCTTGATTTAATCTGGGATCAAATTCAAATTCAATATGCTGCCATTATTCGGGCGCAGCGAATCATGTATGTGTCAGATCAAGATGACATGATCAAAGAGCTGAAAAAGGCGGCATACATGCCTTCTTCATTAGAAGAAACAGTAGAAGGCATTCAGTCAGAACAAGAAATCAGCACAGAAGAATATTCGTTTCAATTTTCATGGGATCGGCATGCTACCTTTTTAAATGCCCAATCTCGTGCAATGGGAGAGCTCAGGCGTCTCATTAAACAGTTTGAAGAGCTTGCACATGCGAAGGATGAACGAAGATTAAGACTAAAGCAAATTGAACTGACCATCGAAAAAACAAAAAAAGCAGTGCGCGAAGAAAAAGAGGAAGATCTTCACATCATGATCAAGCGAAAAGAGGATAACTCATGACGCCATTGATTGAAAAAGAAGTCAATCCTCACTTTGAACATTTTCTATTCGATTGGAATCAGAAGTTTCAATTTTTAGTAGGCGGTTACGGCTCCTCTAAAAGCTATCACATTGCATTAAAACTCATTTTAAAGCTGCTGGAAGAAAAACGGACAGCACTTGTCATTCGAGAAGTCTATGATACGCACCGCGAATCAACCTTTTCTCTATTACAAGAGATCGTCAGCGATCTTGGCATCGATCATGTGGTGAAGTGCCGCAGTTCGCCGCTTGCCTTGACGTTTCGAAATGGCAGCAGCATCTTATTCAAAGGGCTGGACAAGCCTGAGAAATTAAAATCGATTAACAACATCTCGATTATTTGGATTGAGGAGTGTTCAGAGGTTTCTTATGAAGGCTTTAAAGAGCTGCTTGGAAGGCTGAGGCACCCGTCTTTACCGCTTTATATGATGTTATCGACCAATCCTGTTGGTCAAGATAATTGGACGTACAGACATTTTTTTCGAGATGAACAGCTGAAGCGATTTGTCCTAGATGACGAAACCTTATACAAAAAACGCACCGTTGTGATCAAGGATACGTACTATCATCACTCCACAGCGGAAGATAACCTATTTCTCCCTAAAAGCTATGTGAAGCAGCTGGATGAGCTGAAAGAATACGACCTAGACCTCTATCGAATTGCGAGGAAGGGCTATTTTGGCATCAATGGAACAAAGGTTTTTCCTCAATTTGAGGTAAGAAATCATGCTGATGTATTAGAAGCGATTCAGCAGATGGACCGGCCGCTAAAACGAGCAGGCATGGATTTTGGATTTGTTGAATCATACAATGCGCTCATTCGATTAGCCGTCGACCATGAAAAAAAGTACTTATATATTTACTGGGAATATTACGATCGCGGGAAAACAGATGATGAAACAGCTGTTGACCTAAGAGAGTTCATTGAATCAAAGGAACTCATCAAAGCCGATGCAGCAGAGCCTAAAACCATTCACTATTTTCGGCAGCGTGGATTTCAAATGGTGGCAGCACATAAGTACCAAGGCTCGCGTTTGCAGTATACGAAAAAGATCAAACGGTTTAAGAAAATCATTTGCTCTGATGCTTGTCCGTACACAATCTATGAACTTCAATCACTGACCTATAAGGCAGATAAGGATGGACGTTTAGAGGAAGATGCATTTCAAATCGACCCACACACATTATCAGCCATCTGGTATGCGCTGGATGACTATGAAGTGACGGATTTGAAACAGACCGCCTCAGAGCGTGTCCGTCCAAACAGAGAGAGGAGGTCCGTACAATGAAACAATTGAAAGCAACGATTATGAAGGCAAACATGTCTGATCATACAAAACAAATGTATGCAGATGAATTTTCCTATGAAAAAGATGACATTGTTCCCCCGCCATACAACATCAATGAATTAAAAAGCATGGCAGAGTATTCAACCATTCTTCAGCAATGTATTGATGCGTACAAAACGAATATTTTAGGCTTTGGATTTGGGGTGGAATACGCCTTTGACTTTAATGCAGAAGGTGTAAAACCGGCAAAAAAGAAAGCCGCAGAAAAGGAATGGACAAGACTTGAAGAGTTTACGAAGTACATGAACTATGATGAGTCCGCTGATGTGATTCTTGGCTATGTCCTGGAAGACCGAGAGAAAACGGGCAATGGTTTTTTAGAGGTGCTGAGAGATGGACAAGGAAAGCCAGCTGGAATCGAGTATTTAGATGCGCTTCATATCCGCATTTGCAAGCTTAGTGAGCCAGTCGACGTCGAATTCAGCTACACAGAAAATGGCGAATTAAAGACAATGAATCGAAAGAAAAGATTCCGCAAATATGTGCAGGTGATCAACGAAAAGAAAGTCTTCTTTAAGGAGTATGGTGATCCGCGCATTTTGAACTGTGAAACAGGCAAGTATGATGACACCACACCAGAGCCGCTTCGCGCAACAGAAGTGATTCATTTCAAAATTGGCAGTGGAACGTATGGGATTCCCCGCTGGATTGGCAACATCGTCAATATGTACGGAGCACGCAAGGCAGAGGAACTGAACTATCTTTATTTTAAACAAGGGCGGCATGTACCAGGTGCCATCATTGTCGAAAATGGCATGTTGTCAGAATCCTCTTATCAGCAGCTTCAAGACTATATGGATGATATTGAAGGATCTGATCACGCGCATAAATTTCTATTGCTTGAAGTTGAAGGTCTGCCGACAGAAAAAGGGTTAACGGGAGAAGAAGATGTCTCAAATGTCAAAGTAAACTTCAAATCTCTAGCCGAGATCCTGCAAGAAGATGCGCTCTTTTTAGAATACGATGAAAAAACAAGAAACAAAATCCGTTCTGCGTTTCGTCTGCCGCCAATTTACACAGGTGAGTCTCAAGACTATAACAAAGCGACGGCAGATACAGCGCGTAAAACAACAGAAGAGCAGGTATTTCAGCCAGAACGGCACCTCATCACAGGAAAACTCAATACTCTCTTCCTGCCGGATCTTGATATGTGGCATGTCCGTTTTCTATTAAATGGTCCTGATTTTAGAGACCCATTAGAGATTGCGAAGGTACTGACGCCGTTTATTCAGGCGGGGGCAGTGTCACCTAACGATTTGCGCGATCTAGCAGGAAGAATTCTTGGAAAGACGCTAGAGGAATGGCCTGAGGAACTGTATCACCGACCTTTAGAAAGCCGCATGAAATCAGCTGAAGAAAAGCCTCAACCAGAGCCGGACCAGCTGACGAAATAAACAGAAGCGGGTGCGCTTTTTTGAAAGGGGGTGAACATATGCCAAGAGAACTAAAAAACGCTAAAATTACGCATGTTTCCTACGTGGACAAAGCAGCGAACAAGAAGAAATTCTTTTTGATGAAAGCAAAGAAAAAGCGGCCTGACTTTCAAAAGGAGGTCAGTGTCCTGACAAAGGCAGAAGATGCTCATCGCCTCGTGTACGGTGTCGTGTATGAGCCGAATACGCCTGATGCACATCAAGACTTTATGACAGCCAAGGAAATTGAAAGAGCAGCACACGGCTTTATGAAGGATGCACGTTATATTGACAAGCAGCATGATTTTCAGGATGGTGTTGGCGAAGTGGTTGAATCATATATTGCTCCGGCTGATGTTGAAGTGGGCGGGGAGCTGATTCGCAAAGGATCTTGGGTGCTTGTGACAAAGGCTTCCCAAGAGATTTGGGATCAAATTCAAAAAGGCCACATTACAGGCTATTCAATGGCTGGAACGGCGGACATCGTCGCCATAGAAGAACAAGATCAGCTTCTATCTCAAGACACAAATGAGAGAGGGCTTTTTTCTTTGCTGAAAAATTTCTTTTTAAAAGAGGAAGGTGCAAACATGTCACAACCATTTTGGAACGTTTTAGACCATCTGCTGGAAACCTTACAGTCAAGTGATGGTGATGAGGCGGATGTAAGAGCGGCCTTAGAACAGCTTATTCCAATCGTGCAGGACATCCTGAAGACAGAGGATGTACTTCAAACGATTGGTGAAAGGCCAGAAGACGTACAAAAAGAAGAGGCCGCTTTGACGACGGATCAAGTGCGAGAGCTTGAAAAAGCAAAAAAGGCCATTGAAAACGTCTTACAGCAGGCTGAACAACAGGAAACAGAACAAACAGGGGAAGAACCTGTCCAAAAAGTGCTCGAACAAGTCGTTGCACCGATTCGTCATCAGCTCTCTTCCTTAGAGAAATCAGCCAGCAGAGAAAAAGCAGCGATGCAGGAAGTGCTTGAGCAGCAGCTTTTGCCTATTTCAGAGCGGATTCACATGCTCGAAAAGGCAAGGGGCATATCAAAACAAACAATCCACGATACACAAAACAACACGACAAAACCCATATGGGATGGCTTACTATAAGCCGAAATAAGGAGGAAACAGTGTGAGAAATCAAGAGTTGATTCGCAAGGCTGAAATGACACTTGCCAGCTTAAAAACCGGCGGTCTCATGAACGCAACCCAATCCAACACATTCATTAGAATGATGCAAAACACACCAACCGTTTTAAATGATGCACGCATCATTCCGATGGAAAGTGATTCACAAAAAATCGAAAAAATCGGTTTTGGCCAGCGTATTTTGCGTCCAGCAGAAGAAGGCCAAGCGCTTGATGCGAAAGACCGTGTTGTCCCAGCGACAAGCACTGTCCAGCTCAATGCAAAAGAGGTCATTGCAGAAATTCATATGACCTACGACAGCATTGAAAACAATATTGAAAAAGACGGAATTCAGCAGACAATTATGCAAATGCTGGCTGAACGAGCGGCAGTTGATATTGAAGAGCTCATCGTCAATGGGGATACGACTTCAACAGACCCGTTTTTAGCCCAAATGGATGGTGTGAGAAAACAAGCAGTATCTCATATTGTGGATGCAAATGGAGCGGAAATTAGCCGCCAAATGTTGAAACAAGCCTATAAAGCGATGCCGTCAAAATATTTACGTGTACCTCAGGATTTCCGTTTCTACACATCCCCAAGTTTAGAGGTGGAGTGGAAGGATCAAGTAGCAAACCGTCAGACAACTCTCGGAGATGCGGTGATTCAAGGCGGACTTTCTTCTGCATTCGGTGTGCCGGTCAAAGGCCTTGCCAATATGCAGCCATATGACGAAGCGGGAACAGACGTATCAGATATTTTGCTGACGCACCCTAAAAATATTATCGTAGGTTTTTCTCGTCATATTCGAATTGAAGTAGAAAAAGATATTCGCAGCCGGAAATTTATTATTGTTCTGACAGCGAAGCTAGACAGCAAATTTGAGGAAGAGGATGCTGTAGCAAAAGTAATGAAAGTGAAAGAGTAGGTGACGGCAGGCCATGATTATTTCTCCTGAAGAACTGCAAGCCTATTCTGTATTTGAGCGTGTGAAAAATCGATCTGTAGAAAGACTGACAGCAGATATTATCGAAGCAGAAGCTGCGGTATTTCAGATCGTAGGTCATGATTTCTCAAGCGGAAAATATCAGCCCCTCCCTGAAAACGCAAGAATCGCTTTATTAAAAATGGCCCAATATTTTGCCATGCTGAATGATGATGAATCTATGATGAAAGGCTTTACGTCAGAGAAAATGGGTGATTATTCATATGCGAAGGCAGCTGATCAAGTGAAAGGTAAACCTTACGTATATGCCCTGCTTGTCGATTACATTGAACCATCATTAACTCGCGGCAGTACCAAATTAAAGGTGAGATCATTATGAGTTATCAATCTCTCTTAACAGACCGCTGTGATCTTTTTCACCTTGAACATCAGGAGGCTTCCCGAGGAAAATTCGGGATTCCAGCTGATGACTTACAAATGACTCTTTCCTATCCTGATGCGCCTAGCCTGACAGATCTGGCTTGTTATGTCATAGAAAAGAATCAGTCACTTGTGCAAGAAGAGCCGAATACAGTGATTTATCAGTCCTATCTTGTCCATTTTCCTTTAGCGAGTGATATTCGCCTGCATGACAAAATGGTGTGGAACGGCGTCTCACTTAAATTGCAGCAGCCCAAAATAGTGAAAAATCATCACATTGAAGTGATGGCAGTCAGGAAGGAAAATCTATGAAAATTGATGGACTTGACCGTCTGCTTTCACAGCTGGAAACAGCGTGTGCCGGCGGCTTAAAGGCAGAATATCAAGCTTGGCTAGAGGACATGGGCATAGAGCTTTTGGACATCATTCAGGATGAGCTAATCAAGGAGAATGCTGTCGATACAGGCCGGCTTCTAAGCTCCTTTACGCAAGGAGACAAGGAGAATCACTTTCTCATGTCAAAAGGTGGTCTCACGCTGGAAGTGGGAACCCAGCTTGAGTATGCCTCCTATGTCAATGATGGACATGCTACTTCTTCAAGTGGAGAGCGAAGATGGGTGCCTGGCAGGTGGGCTGGCAGCCGCTTTGAATATGATCCGAATGCAAAGACAGGAATGATGCTTGCTTCTCAATGGATAGATGGAAATGGCTATTGGGATCATGCTGTCATGCTCTATGAGCAAATGTTTGAGCAGTCGCTGGATCGAAAGCTTCAAAGCTGGTTCGATCGACATTTTGGGAGGTGATGAAATGAATCAAGAAGTCGGGGCAATCATGCATTATATTTACACACACTTTCCTGTAACAATGTATGATCGACTTTTGCCAGAGCATTTTCAAGTACCATCTGTTTATGTGCCGCCCGTAACAGTGATCAGCGGTCCAGATACGGTATCTACGTTTATGAAATCTTATTCGCTGCAAGTGAAAGTGTTTCATATAAATTCAGAAAAAGCGCATGACGCGGCAGAAATCATTGTTGATGCATTGCTTGCTGATCGTCAAATGATTCAGATGATGAGTGAAGATGGAGAGGTGCTTGATGATTATGTCCGCATAAAAAGAGTGGAAACCAGAATGTTAGATCAAGGCGTAGCAGCGATTGTCCTGACGTGGGATAGCAGTTATTGGTACAACCGAGACAAACAACCGAGCCTTGAAGACATCAATTTTTCAGATGGGGTGATCAAACGTGAGCAAGACTAAAAAAGCAGCGCCTGCCCAAACAGCTGGCGAAGAAAAAGAATTTGGCTTTTCATTTGAAGCCTTAAAGGAGCACAGTAAGGATCTTTTTGGGGTTAAACCAGAAATCCTTGAAGGTGCTCTTTTTTATATCAAACATCAACCAATTACAAAAACAGAAGCGAAAAAGCACATTGATGCTTTTTTGTCCAAGGAGGTTTAAAGGATGAACGGAGGCACATTTACACCAGGTACAGAGAAAAAGCGTCCTGGCATTTACTTTAATTTTAAAACAACAGCAGAGCAGCGAATTACTTTAGGCGATCGAGGTACGGTGGCACTTCCTCTTGTGATGAGCTGGGGAGAACCAAAAAACTTTATTTCCGTTTCCAATATGGAAGACTTAAATAAAAAGGTTGGACTCAATATTGATGACAAGTCGCTTCTTCTTTTCCGTGAAGCAAAGAAAAAAGCGCAAACAGTCTTGCTTTACCGTCTAAACGAAGGGGAGCCAGCCAAAGCTGAAATCTCAGAAAACTTTGTGGCCACAGCCAATTATGGCGGTCTAAAGGGAAATGAGATCACCATCCAAGTGGCAGAAAATGTACTCGACAGCACAAAACGTGACGTCATTACTTATCTTGGCACAGATATTGTGGATAAGCAGATTGTGACGGATGTCAAAGATCTTGTGAAAAACAAATATGTTCAATTTTCTGGTGAAGGTGAAGCACTTATCACAGCTGGTGTGGCACTAAGCGGCGGAAAAAACGGTGTGGCAAGTGTCGCAGATTATACAGCTTTCCTAGAAGCAGCAGAAACAGAATACTTTGATGTCATTGCGCTCCCAGTCGATAATAGTGAGCAATTAAAAGCAACCTTCGCTTCATTTATCGAGCGTCTACGTGATAAGCAAGGACGTAAGGTGCAAGGCGTTGTGGCGAACTATGCAGCTGACCAAGAAGGCATTATCAATGTGACAAGTGGTGTTGTGCTGGAAGATGGAACAGAACTAACACCTGCTCAAACAACAGCTTGGGTTGCAGGAGCAAGTGCAGGTGCAAACTTCAATCAGTCACTCACCTTTGTTGAATACGAAGGAGCAGTAGATACATTAGAACGCCTTGATAATGATCAAGTAGAATACCGATTATCCCACGGGGAGTTCCTCTTCACCTTTGATGCGAGAGACCGCACGGTGAGTGTTGAAAAAGATATTAACTCTTTAACAAGCTTCACAGCTGAAAAGAATCAGCAAATGGCGAAAAATAAAATCATTCGTGTGCTTGATGCCATCAACAATGATTTAACGTTTGAATTAAAAAATCTGATTAAATTACGCAAAGCCAATGGCAATGACATTCCAGCATCTGATGATGGAGTACAGCTTGTGAAAACACTGATTACACAGTATCTCACACAGCTTCAAGATGGCAGCGGCATTACAGGCTTTAACTCAGAAACAGATATTGTCATCGGTCTCAATGAAGATCGTGATGGTTTTATCATCGATCTAGCTGTTCAACCAGTAGATGCAGCAGAAAAATTCTATTTCAATGTGGAGGTGAAGTAAGATGGCTTTTAAAGCGCAAAATACAATTTCAGGTAAAGAGGGTCGTCTTTTCTTAGAAGGTGAGGAGCTTGCCTTTATCAAAACGTTTGAAGCAAACGTGGAGAAAAACAAATCAGAAGTCAACGTGATGGGCCGCCGAATGACTGGTCATAAAACAACAGGAGCAAATGGAACAGGAACGGCCACATTCTATAAAGTTACATCTCGTTTCGTTCAATTAATGCTCAACTATGTGAGAAAAGGGGAAGATCCTTATTTCACTCTTCAAGCGGTGATTGACGATAAATCATCAGGCCGAGGTACTGAGCGTGTAACATTATTTGATGTCAACTTCGATTCAGCTAAAATTGCTGGACTGGATGTCGATTCAGAAGCACTTGAAGAAGAAGTGCCATTTACGTTCGAGGACTTTGATCTTCCTGAAAAGCTGAAGAATTCCTTTTAATGAACAAAAGGCAGACAAGTGACGAAAATATATGTTGTTTTTATTTTATTCAACGATATGGTATAATTTTTCATAGTTACAGGGTAGCTACAAAAGAGTTACTGTGTAACCCCAAAAAGTTTCTTAGAAATATGTTTACATGCAAAGTACTTTGCATAAAATAAAAAGAAGCCAGGATGCGTCAACATCCCGGCAATGTAAAATTTGGCCCTCAAGGGGCTGGCTAATCGAATAGGATACTTTAGGATAGACTTCCCTTTTACCTACCAAAGCTCAAGGGGGAGTCTATTTTTTGTCTATATACGTCAACAGGGTTATAATAAATGACCCGAAAGCAAGCATTAACATTAGTGCTTGAAATGTTGACATGAGCATCACCCCCTTCCTATCGGGGGATGAGCCAGACACCCTTGAGCTAGCCGTTCAATTGTACAATTTAAATTATACATGAAAAGATTGGAAAGCACATTCAAAAATGGATGTGCTTTTTTGCATTTAAAAAAACATAACAAAGGGAGTTTTTAAACATGAGCGAAAAACAAACATTTGATCTTTCATTTTTTATGCCAGGACAAACAGTAGAAGCGGAAGAGGTCAAAGTGCCAATCTCTAAGCGTTTTGTTGATAAAAAAGGGAATGTCATTCCTTTTGTCTTTAAAGCCATTACAACTGAACGCATTGATGAACTGGAAAAAGAAAACACGACCTTCAAAAATGTCAAAGGAAGAGGCCGTGTGAAAGACTTAGACAGCCAGCGCTTCTACGCACGTATTGCCATTGAATCGACTATTTATCCAGATTTCCGCTCGAAGGAACTAAGAGAAGCCTACAGCACACAAGATCCAGTTGAAGTCGCAAAACGTGTATTATCTGTCGGCGGTGAATACGCAAACTGGTTAAACAAGGCCATTGAAATCAACGGATTTGAAGACGAAATTGAAGATTTAGAAGAAGCAGCAAAAAACTAATAAAAGATGGGGATAAAGAAGCCGTGTTTTTATATTACGCCATGCACGAGCTTCACTACTCCCCATCTGAACTCCTAGATTTATACGAATCACCAAGACCGTTCAAAGCACTCCTATTCGGACTCATCAGCTACAAGCTAGACATGCTAGAAAAAGAAGCAAAGAAAGGAGGGAAATAATTGGCGAAACTCACTGCACGATTTGAATTAGAAGACAAAGTATCGAAGAAGCTGCTGCGAATACAAAAGCGATTTCAAACATTTGAGAAGAAGCTCAAACCATTTAGAAAACCGGTGAAAATAAACCTGGATTTAGATGACAAGAAATTAAAAAACTTCAGTTTATCGCTTCGGAAAATGTCAGTGATTTCAATGAGACTGGATCAAGGAATCTTTCGTGATCTTAAAGCGTTAAACAATCAGTTAAATATGCTCCCAAATCACTTGGTCATATCCATTCAAGCGAAGGGGCTAGATGTCATGAAATCCAGTTTAAATCGTTTAAAGCAAGCGGGAACAAACCCCATTATGCTGACGTTTAAACTAAACGATCAATTGTCAGGTAAAATGTCAGAGGTAAAAAAATCTATCTATCAGCTCATGAACAGAACGTACTATATGAGATTAAACATGGTTGACCAAGCCACCGCTGCAATTCAACGAATCAAAAAGACACTCAAAAGTTTGACGATGTCTAAACACGAAATCAGAGTGTCTGTTCAAGACAATGCAAAGAGTAAGTTGAAAAAACGAGATCAAGCAGAGTCAGTTGTGAAAGAACAAAACATAAAAAAAGAACCTGAGGCTGTTAGTCCGTCAGTGAAAACGGAAGATCCTAAACAGAGCTGGATCCAGAACCTTGCCAATAAGGGATTAAGTGAAATTCAAAAATATGCAGGTGACGTTGCAGATAAAGTGAAGGAAAAATTGAGTCCTAGAAAGTTTTGGGATGAAAAGGCACTTCCTTGGGTTGAAAATAAAATAGAAGAGTACAAGCAAGATGTGATCGGAAGAATTAAAGAGAAAATTAAATTTAATCCTGAAAAAAAACTAGATCAATTGGTGACTAATGTATTAGATCGGTTCTTAGGTGTAAGTGATCAATCAAGTGAAAGTACCACTCAGGCACCAACAACAGCGCCAACAACAGCACCAACATCAACACCAACATCAACACCATCAAATCCAGCTCCCAAAACGAAACCTCAGTCACGAGGTGGAAAAGGCTTGTTTCGTAATAGTTGTTGCCCCTGTTGTGCAAGAGGTTTAAGCAGGGGAGGATCTACGAAAACTAAAAATCGAAATGGTCGCTCACCAAGACAGACAAGAAATCCAAATGCTACATCAAGGGCCGAAATGAATAGAAGACCTCCAAGTAGATTAGGGAAGTTGAAAACTAATGCAGGTAAATTATTTGGGAAAATCCCTAATGGACTAAAGAAAGGTGCGGGTATCGCAGCTTCAGCTGGAGGACTTACGGGTTTAGTGAAAGGTAGCAAGGGGTTAAGTGGATTAGGGAAAGCGATGAAAAGTATAGGGAAAGGGAGCGGCAAGTTATTAAAGAAAGTACCTATTCTAGGAAGTGTACTTAGTGCAACAAATCTAATCGGTATGAACAAAGATAATGCTGGTGAAAAGATTGGGACGACTGGAGGCGGCATCGCCGGCGGAATGGCAGGTGCTGCAGCAGGTGCAGCTATTGGAAGCGTAGTCCCAGGGATAGGTACAGCCATCGGCGGTCTAGTAGGCGGCATCGCTGGAAGTATGGGCGGAGAATCTATCGGTGAAACAATTGGAAAATGGTTTGATGGCGGCGGATTTGAAAAGATTGGCCAAAAAGCCATTGAAATCAAAAATCAAATTGTCGAAGTTTGGTCAACAGTCGCGGCTTGGTTCACAGAAAATGTATGGACGCCATTAAGCAGTACGGTTGTCACAGTAGCGTCATCCATTTGGTCAAGTTTAGTCAATGCATGGACATGGATCCAAGAAACCTTCAGTGCAGTAGCGGGCTGGTTTATCGAAAACGTTTGGACACCGCTCAGCGACACAGTCGTTACGGTAGCAACGACCATATGGACAAGTCTAGTCAATGCATGGACATGGATTCAAGAAACATTTAGTGCAGTAGCAGGCTGGTTTATCGAAAACGTTTGGACACCGCTCAGCGACACAGTCATTACGGTAGCAACGACCATATGGTCAAGCCTAGTCAATGCATGGACATGGATTCAAGAAACGTTCAGTGCAGTAGCGGGTTGGTTTATTGAAAACGTTTGGACACCACTGAGCAGTGCAGTTGTTACAGTCGCTACAGGGATTTGGACAGCATTATCAAATGCATGGAAAAAGATACAATTAATCTTTGGAGCTGTATCGACATGGTTTATGGAAAATGTGTGGAATCCACTTGTAGATACGGTAGGAACCATTAAAGACAGTTTCGGTAAAAAGTTTGAAGAAGCGTATAAATTGGTGACAGATATATGGGATGGATTATCCAAATGGTTTGAGGACAACATTCAAAAGCCGATTGTAAAAGTAGCTGAAGCTATTGGTGATGGGTTTTCTGCAGCGTTTGGTTGGGTTAAAAAGATTTTTGACAAAGCAGGCGGTATTGTAGATGTAGTCATCAATTGGATTGTTGGGAAGAAAAAACCCGATAACAATGCCACAGGCGGCTATATCACCCAGCCAACCCTATCATGGGTCGGTGAAGCAGGTAACGAATTTGTCATTCCAACTCAAAATAACCGAGGACGCGGGAAGATGCTGCTTGCTCAGGCTGCTTCTCATCTTGGAATGTCTGTTATGCCAAGCGGAGCAGCTGGAAATCAAGTATCAAGCTCTCCAGCTCCTACAGCAGTAGCTTCATCATCTTCTGTCGGTTCAATAGACGGATCGGTTTCGATGACTGGAAACATTCAAGCCTCCAGCATAGGCGAGCAATTTAATAAGGATTTTGAACAAGGATTAAATCAAAAAGTGATTACACTTGATCAATGGAAACAAAAGAATATTCAGCAGCCTTTTGGTCAATTGACCTCAGACTCAGGTAAGTATGGTCAGCAGACAGTTGCTGCTTTTGCGAATGGTCAGCAGGTGACACCAACAGGAACAGACAGCTTTTTGCAAAGTCGTGTAAAAGCACCATACCAACAAGTGATGACAGCATCACCAACTTGGGGTTCTGGAACGGTTAGTGGTTTTGCCACAGGCCAAAATGCCACATCAGTTGGTACTAGCCAATACGTAGATCAGCACATCAAACAACCATTTCTACAAGCAAAACAAGAATCGCCGGGCTGGGGATCAGGAATGATGGATGCCTTTAACAACGGCATGCGTTCAAAAGCTAGTGAAGTCACACAAGCTGCCAAAGAAATGGCGAAGAAAGTAGAGCAGGCGTTTAGAGAGGAATTAGACATTCATTCCCCTTCACGCGTGATGATGAGTCTTGGGAAATTCGCATCGATCGGTGTCGTCAAAGGACTCGACTCAGTGGATGTGAAAAAATTTGCTGAAAATCAGGCTGGTTCATTAATCGGCGCTTTCAGCGGTATGGGAGCTTCAGGGCTTAATATAAAACAATGGCTCATGGCGGCTATCATGGCAACTGGTACATCAATGAGCTGGCTCCCAGGTTTGATGACCATCGCACAGAATGAGTCGCGTGGAAATCCGAGAGCAATCAACTTATGGGATTCAAACGCCAAGAAGGGAACGCCTTCTAAAGGCTTAATGCAAACCATTGGACCAACGTTTAACTCCAATAAAGGCAAAGGCATGAATGACATTTGGAACCCAATTCATAATGCCGTAGCAGCCATTAACTACATTAAGGGCAGATATGGAACAGTCTTCAATACACCGGGATTACGAAGTATGAGAAGAGGCGGGCCTTATAAGGGCTACGCAAATGGCGGACTGATTACTCAGGAGCAGGTTGCTAGAGTCGGTGAAGGAAACAAACGCGAATGGATCATACCTGAAGAAAGAGGCATTCGCGGAAGGTATTTATTAGCGCAGGCAGCCAAGGCACTTGGGATGCAAGTATATGATCCAGCAAATGCATCTGCTCCTTTATCAGAATCACAGATGCAGCAAGTCACCTCAGTTCAGTCTTCTAGTCGTACTGCATCGCCAGGTAATAAACAAATCACGATTCAATTCAATGGAGACCAGCATTTCCATAATGGACAAGATCAGCAATCGCTTGTCGAAAAAATTAGACAAATGCTCGTAGATGAACTGGAAGTAGAGCTTCATACAGGAACGAAGGGGGTCGTGATTGATGGGTAAATCAGTGTATCAATTGTGGATTTCCCAAGGAAAGGACAAGTTGCGATTCCCTGTCCTTCCATCCGAACTTGAAATCACAAATAACGTACAAAATGAAACGGTAAAGGTTGCCTCTTTTGGAGAACTAACCTTTATTGATGTCCCATCGGCTAAGCAAGTATCATTCACTTCATTATTTCCTAAGAAATATTCGCCAATTGCTGAATATAAAAGCATTCCATCACCGGAGAATGCGATAGCGAAAATAGAACGAATGATGCGTTCAAAGAAGTCTGTGCGGCTGATTGTAACGGGGACAAAAATCAATATGACGTGCAGCATTGAAAGCTTCACCCATAAAGAAGGGTCATATGATATTGGCGATCGTGAATTTACGATCGAGTTAAAGGAATACAAAACCGCATCGCCTAGGAAAATCAAACGAAAGAAAAAAGCAAAACAAACGAAAAAGAAACGGCCTTCAAAAACACCACCAAAAATGTACACCGTCAAAAAAGGGGATACGCTATGGGCCATATCAGGAAGGTTTTATGGCGACAGTACAAAATGGCGGCGTATTTGGAATGCCAACAAATTAGCGATGATTAAACGGAGCAAACGCAATATTAAGCAGCCGGGGCATTGGATTTTCCCTGGACAAAGGTTAAAAATACCACAATAGGGGGGCTGGCATTGATCGAGCTTTTTGCCATCAGAAGCGGCACCATGTATGAGCTTGTCACAGAGAGTGTGACACTTCAGGGGCAAAGGTATCAAGCCCCTCGCTCTATTCAAGCAAATATTATCACTAAGCAAGGCAGTCAAACATATTACCGTGTCTCAGAAGGGGACACGGTTCTTTTTAAATGGAAAGGAAAAGAGTTATTCAGAGGCATTGTGTTTTCTCGGACGCCTGTTGAAGGGAAACTGACCTTTACCGCATACGACATGCTTCAATATTTGGTGAAAAACCAAGATGTCTATGTTTTTTCAAAACAAAGAGCAGATCAAATCTTGAGACGGATTGGGGCTGACTTTCAAATCCCAATGACCTCTATCGCCAATACAGGTCATGTCATCAAATCACTAGTGTTTAAAAATGATACGAGCCTATATGACATGATTCTGAAAGCATTAAAAGAAACAAAGCGGCAAACGGGCAGAAACTATCAAATCTATTCTACTAAAGGAAAGATGGGGCTGAGAGCTTGGCCAGATCCAGAGGACGTATGGGTCATTGAATCAGGTGTCAATCTCATTGGCTATCAGTACAGCACCTCGATTGAAGAAACAGCCACTCGTGTCAAGCTGCGCACGTCTGCAGATGAACAGGGGAAAAATAAGAAAAAAGGCAGCAAATCAGAGATTGTAGTGGTCGAACAGGATAAAGCAGGTCAGAGTAAATACGGCATTTTACAGCATGTTGAGACGGTTACAGGGCAAATTAACCAGCCGCAGCTGCAAAAAAGAGCCAAAGTACGGCTGGCAGAGAAAAAAGGTGTGAAACAAGAGGTCAAAAGCATCCAAGCGCTAGGCATTCCTGATCTGCAAAGCGGTCTTCCAATCTATTTGAAAATCCCTGAAATCGACGTGAAAAAAACGTACTGGATCGATCAAGACAAACATGAATTTAGTGGCGTGAAACACACCATGACAATTGATGTCGTTGAGAAAAACTCCATTCCAAAGGGTGATCAAGCGTGAGGTTAAGTGAAGCGATTAAACGATTAGCAGTGAATGCTGTAGACGCTGCCTCTCCAATTGATCTGGTGGTTGGAGAAGTCACGGCAGTTTCTCCTGTAAGCATCCGGTTAAATGAAAACCATAAACTGATCATTCCGGAAGAATTACTGATTTGGCCAAAGCGCCTAAATAAGGGTGAGGAAGATGAACTGAAAAGGGGTGACAGCATTATGGTGCTGGCAATGGCAGGAGGGCAATCCTTCTACATCATCGACAAATTGTAAGGGAGGTGATGAACGTGGCACTTTCACCAGAGGAAGAAATTGAGGAAACAGAAGAAGACGAAGAGGTGGAAACCTCGACGACATATCGAATAGATGTCGAAACTGGCAGATTGACAGGTGAAACCATTTCAGGCATTGAAGCAATTCGTCAATTCGTTTATATGACACTTAGGACAGAGCGGTATGCACATCCTATCTACAGCCACGACATTGGCACTGAAATTCAGGAGCTTTTAACGGATACAGAAGCCACGGATGAATACAAAGAAATGGAGATTCCGAGGCTGCTAGAGGAAGCATTAATTGTCGACGAACGGATTGATCATATTGAAGAGATAGAGGTCACAAAGGAAAATGACTCGTTTCATGTCAAGCTAGCTATTGTCACAGATGAAGGCACATTAGAAATAGAGGAGGTGATGGAGAGCGATGTTTGAGGAACAAACGTACGAAGCATTAATGGAAAGAATGCTAGACAGACTGCCGGATGACATAGATAAAAGAGAAAACAGTGTCATTTGGAATGCCTTGGCACCTGCTGCCGCTGAATTGGCCCAGTCCTATATTTGGCTTGATCAAGTATTCGAGCTGGTCTTTGCAGATACAGCACAAGGAGAGTTTCTAGATCGGCGGGCCGCTGAAGTAGGAATTGAAAGAAAACCAGCGACTAAAGCGGTTTGGTCCGTAGCTATTCAGCCTAACGATATCAACATTCCAGCTGGCTCACGTTTTTTTATTGAAGACGTCTATTTCCAATATTCGATTGATGGCACGCTAGAATGCGAGACACCTGGCAAGATCGGCAATGGTCAATTAACAGATCAGCCGTTGCTTTCACTTGATACAATCCCGGGGCTAGAGTCAATTATCATGAAAGATTTGGTGATACCCGGACAAGAGGAAGAAGATGACGCTTCGTTATACGATCGTTACTTAATACGTGCTAGGCGGGAGGCTGTCAGTGCCAACAAGGCGCATTATAAAAAATGGGCTGAGGAAGTGACAGGAGTTGGCAGAGCGAAGGTATTCCCGCTTTGGAATGGAGAAGGAACAGTCAAAATTGTCATCACAGACGGCAATCTAGATGTTGCATCAGATCTTCTTGTTAAAAGAGTACAGGAATACATCGACCCAGTACCAGGCGAAGGAGAAGGACAAGCGCCTATCGGTTCAAAAGCGACTGTCGAAAGCGCCAAATGGCTGGATATTGATATAGAAGTATCCGTCGAACTTCAAATGGACTGGACCCTTGAAGGAGCGCAGAAAGAAATAGAAGAAAAGGTCAAAGCGCTGTTGAAATCAATCGCATTTGAAAAGAGTACCATTCGAATGTCCGCATTAAATGACATTCTGTACCATTCAGAAAGTGTATCAGATTATGCAAACGTGTTATTGAATGGAGAGTCAAAAAACTTAGTGTTACAGGACATTGAGATACCGCGTCTGAGGCAGGTGAAGGTTATTGAGCAAACAGGATGAAATGAAAGACTACTTGCCGCCATATTTTACAGAGATTTATGAAGTCGATCACCTGCTCAAAACAGAAGCGCCAGAGTTTGAGCAATTGGATGAATCCATTTTCGATTTAACGGATCAGTTCTTCCCTTTGACAGCAACATGGGGATTGAATAGATGGGAAAGAATGCTGAAGGCGCAGCGAGAATCAGATGATTCCATTGAACTTCGCAGAGCACGCTTACTCAATATGATGTCAAACATTCCACCGATCACGTATCTTTCTTTAGAGAAATCGGTGAATCGCTTTCTCAAAAATCCAAGTGCCATCATCCGTCTGACCACCAATCGCTATCATTTCGCCTTACGTGTGAACCTAGATGATCTGCAAAACACTAGATATATTGTAGAAATACTTGAAACGTTAAAGCCAGCTCATTTGGCTTATACATTCACTGCATTTCATCATACCGATGTACATGAAAAAAATGATCATCACGGGAGGCTCACACTGCGAAGCAGAGTGGGTTTTTTCGATCATATTCCGATTTTACTCAATGGTGAATTTGTATTAAATGGTACGTTTTATCTGAGCGGAACACGAGGGACAACAGAGGTTCCGACTCGTTTTCGGCATTCGTTGAAGTTGAGAATGCCCCTTCAGCATAAGTCAGAGAACACATACCGAATGAATTATGTCATGACTGGAGCGGTACATGAAACAAGGCAAAAAGCGGCACTGACATTACGCACAAAAAGCCAGCTGTCACATCAAACCAAAAAGAAAATGACGTTCCGATTGCCAGTACATGTCCAAACTGAACAGGGCGGCAGCTTACTGATTAAGGATCATTACTGGATTCTCGATGGATCGGTTCCGCTGGACGGATCAAAAATGCTAGCAGCTACTTCTCAAAAAATAGAGCTATAAGGAGGATCACAATGGCTGATCAATTAACCGTAACAACATTATATGCACGTCAACAAATGGCAAAGTCAAGAGCAGAAGGAACAAAACTCACAAAAGTCGTCAAAATGGCATTTGGAAATGGCGGAACGAAGGATGGGAAACCGATCTCACTAGACGGCACTGAACAAAAACTCAAAAAAGAACTCGTCCAAAAAGAGATTGATTCATTTACCTTCATGGAACCAGCCAAAATCCGCTACACCTGCACGATCGCCGAAGGAGAACTTGCAGGTGAAGTCATCAACGAACTAGCACTTGTCGACGAAGCCGGCAAATTCACCGCCATCCGCACCATGACAGACAAACAAAAAGACGGCGACATCGAATTTGTTTTTGAGATTGATGATATTTATTAAAGATGGGATATCTGGAAATAATCCCAATGTTTTCGGTCAAAGCAAGCGATGATAGATTTGAAAGGAGAATGATCATGGAGATTAAAGCACCTCGAACTTTTAAACCAACTGATAAAGCTCATGCTGACCTATTTAATGATATGGTTGAAGACTTTCTCTACAATGATGTGGGTCTATTAGAGGTAATCAATCAACATATGAAAGATACAAATCCACATGCATCTGAAGTAGAGAAGAAAAAATGGAACGATTCTCAGTGCTATAAGATTACGGCAGATAATGGAAGTCAGTTAATTAATATACCATCTGATGCCAGGATTTTTGATGCAATAAAAGGGAAAGGAACGTGTACTTTTTATGCAGCTTCTGGAGTAGAAGATTCCCCGGCAAATATTTCATTGAGAGGATTACAGACAGTAGGGCAAGATAACATTGGTACTGGTTTTGCTGTAGATATTGCTGGTAATGCTTATAGTTTTTACTATAATGCTGCAGATACCGCTATTAACTGGACAAAGCTCCCTTCAAATTCTGAAAGAAACAAATGGAATGAAGGACAATTATCTAAGATTACCTCAGATAATGGGGGGGTGATTCTATCTGTTTCCGATGGTGAAGATCTACTTGAAAAGATTGTTTCTTTAGGTCCAAGGCATGGTACATTTTATGTCGCAGGTAAAGCACTAAACACCCCAACAACAAGATCGTGTCGAGGTATGTATCATTTTACTTCTCAAGATAGCAATGGAAAAGGGACATTTGGATGGGTTATGGCAATAGATTATAACAATTACATGTATACAAACTATCTTGATTTAAATTTGGGGTGGCAAGGCTGGAAACGAGTGTTAACAAAGGAGGATATGGATAATACTTCTTTTGTTGATACGTATGATCTTGATAATTCTTCTGTATCAGCTGTTGAGAACGTTCCAACTAAATTAAATTTTGGTGAAACAAGGTCAGATGATTTAGGTGAATATAATCGTTCACGATCTGAAATTACTTTGAAAAACAGTGGTCTGTATTTAATTAGACTTTACCTAAATAGCAATAACATTACTGTTGGCTCAGATAGTATTTTGTCATGCTATGTGAATGGAACAGAATTTCAACGATTTGGAAATTGGAATCCTGTCATCTCATCAAGTATATGTGTATTATACCTTCAACAAAAGTTTAAAGCGGGAGATAAGTTAACATTTTATATTACACCCAAAAACACTGGTAGAACGATTACGGTAAATAGAGCGTATGTTACCTTGTCACAGCTAAGATAGAATTATTTGAAAAAGAAAGTGTGTGAGCAAATTTGTCGTTCAAAACTTAAAGACACAAGGCCCACTGGATTCTGTTTTATGTGCATAATACAACAAAGGAACGAGAACTTAAGTTCAATGCATAACATCGGCTATATAATAATGGTTTTTGAAAGGAGAAAAAGATCATAAAAACACCTCAAACTTTTAGGACGAGCGATAAGGTTCATGCAGATCTCTTTAACAATGTAGTGAAGATTTTGATCGAAAATGACCAGGAACTACTAGAACAATTCAACCTTCATACGGAAGATACAAATCCTCACGTTTCTGGTTCAGAAAAGAAGAAATGGAATGAATCCCAGCTATATAAACTGACAAATGATAACGGATCTCAATTGATCAATATCCCTGCTGGTGGCAGTATCTATGAGGAAATTAAAGCACTAGGTACCTGCTCATTCTATGCCCCTTCTGGAGTAGTCGATTCTCCTGCTATAGGAAATGCTGCCTTAAGAGGTTTTCAGCTTGTTGGTCAAAATAATATTGGCGTAGGAATCGCAATTGACACATCAGGCAATGCATTTTGTTTTTCCTATCATGTGAATGACATTGGAATCAACTGGGTGCAAATGCCAACACAAAATGAAAAAAACAAATGGGATGCAGGACAATTGTCTAAAATCACGGCTGACGATGGAAAAGCATATGAAAGAATTAATGCAGATGATCCTAGTATTTTAGATAAGCTGATAAAATTGCCGGGGGTTCACTCATGGTACATTCATGAAGCACATCCAGATCTTCCGACAAGAAGTTCCATGAGGGCTTTGTCTGTCTTTAGTGAAAATACCTATGGATGGGTCATTGGTGCAAACAATACAGGAGATGTCTATATTAACCGTTCAACAACTGATGTAACAGGTACACAACAAGAATGGAGCGGTTGGAAACGCCTTAATGACCATAATCTATTAAATTCAAAGGGACTAAGACTTTCAATGTCAATAGGAACTGATATTTTAACGTTACCATCAGGATTTTACTTTGCTGTAGGGTCTAATGTTTTAAATATGCCTGTCGATAATGATTCTTCTTGGTTTAATATCGATATCTTAGAAACTGTAAATGGTAGAAAGAGCATTCATGTCATTAGAAGTTATGACAACACTCATTGGTTTGGTACTGTTCATACTGATGGTGTCTTTAAAGGGTGGAAAAGAATAGTCACTGATGCTGATTTTGAAAATGTTCAGTGGCTAAATGTTACATTAGACAATGGTTCCTCTATTGGAGACAGACCAGTTCAATATGCTAAATGGGGAAATTTATTATTGTTGAGAGGTCACCTAATAGCAAATAGAGAAGTGATCTGTGGAAAGATTCCCATCACGGGCTTACTAAATTTACCAGATAAAGGAATGGTTGTATCAGTTCCAGTATCAGGTACAACGGGTCATAGTAAATTATATATATATAAGACAGGAGAGTTAAAACTAACCGGTTTACATGCAGTGAATAACAGTGCAGTAACAGGCTACTATTTAGACACAGTCGTCCCATTAAATTAAGGAAGTGATAATATGATACAAGCCTATGAATACAATCATCAAAATGAATTGGTCAGACCTATCGAAGTGTTCGAAAGGGATGATGAAGGCAATTATGTCATTCCAGATCAATGCACAACAATTGCACCACCCAATAATCCTTCTTTTTATAAAGCTGCATTTGATGTAGAAAAACAACAATGGTATGAATCAGCGACACAGGAGTATATTGATAGCCTAAAACCAGCATCTCTCCCACCAAGTGATATTGAGCTTTTAAAGAAACAAAATGCTTTATTATCAAAACAACTAACGCAGCTATTAACTATGCAAAAAGTAGGTGCTTCAGAATGATGTTTCCGACTGTAGCGGATATCAAACAATTCTGGGACTGGCAGTGTTACGACTCAGAGGACATTGCATTTTATGTAAGCATTGGCTGGATCTCGGCAGACGACTATCAAAATATAACTGGAGAAATATACGAAGCCTAATGGCTTTATTTTTTTTGCCGGAAAGAAGGTGATTCCAATGGAAGTAGATGTCGTTCAAAACTTAATGACACAGGGCCCATTTGCTGTTCTCTTTTGCTGGATTCTGTTTTATGTTCTCAACACAACAAAAGAACGAGAAAACAAGCTCAACGAACAAATCGAGGCGCAAAATGATGTGTTAGCAAAGTTTAGTGAAAAGTATGACGTCGTCATTGACAAACTCGACAAAATTGAACGGAATTTAAAATAGGAGGAAATATCATGAAAACATTCGACAAAGGCACTGTCATTCGAACAGTGCTTCTTTTTATTGCACTCATCAATCAAACGCTTGTCATGTTTGGACAGACGGTGCTGCCGATTAGTGAGGAGCAAGTACAAACCGCTGGTGAGGCACTATATGTAGCAGGTTCCACCATTTTTACGATGGTGACAGCCATTATCGCTTGGTTTAAAAACAATTATGTGACCTACAAAGGTCAATTACAAAAAGATACACTGAAACAAAGAGGGCTAACCAAATAATCGTTGAAGGAGAAACAATATGGTCAATATCATTCAAGCCTATATTCCAAAACACAACCGCAACAGACCAGGAAATACGATGAAGCCGCTCTATATTACGGTGCATAATACCTCTAACACGGCAAAAGGTGCAAATGCGGGGAGTCACGCTGCGTTTGTTGCGCGTTCAAGTACTGGGGTCAGCTGGCATTACACTGTCGACGATCAGGTCATTTATCAGCATTTACCGTTAACCGAGAATGGCTGGCATGCAGGAGATGGAAGAGGCAATGGCAATATGAAATCAATCGGAATTGAAATTTGCGAAAATACAGACGGCAACTTTGAACAAGCAGTCGAAAACGCCCAATGGCTCATTCGAAAGCTAATGGGCGATTTGCGGATTCCTTTATCAAATGTAGTGCCTCATAAACATTGGAGCGGAAAAGAATGTCCAAGGAAATTGCTCGGAAGGTGGGATCAATTTAAAGCTGGAATAGCCACAGCCCATACCGGCAGCAAAAGGACAAGAAAGCCAGTTCGAACAGAGAGCTTGAGTCACAAAGCACCAGTTTCCAAACAGAAATCGTCAAATCTGCCATCTGGCATCTTAAAAATAACCAAGCCCCTAACAAAAGGAGCACAAGTCACAGCTGTGCAAAAAGCCTTATCTTCCCTCTATTTTTACCCAGACAAAGGGGCAAAAAACAACGGTGTTGATGGCTATTATGGACCAAAAACAGCGAATGCGGTCAAGCGGTTCCAGCTCATGAATAGTCTAGCGGCAGACGGGATTTACGGTCCGAAGACGAAGAGCAAAATGGAACAGTTGCTGAAAAAATGATCATTCAAAAAGGGCTATCAGCAGGTGAATAGATTTTCCCCTTGCTGATAGCTAACAAAAAATGACATCATTTGTGATATAATCGACCAAATCACGATCATGAGGGGAGAGTAAAGTGAAAAAGGAACTGTTTCAAGTAATCATGCTGTCAGTGCTGTTCATCTATTTCATTTATCACGGAATGACGAGCGATTTTCCTGTGTCTTACACAATCATTCTCATCACAGCTTATGTCTCTGTGATTACGTACCGCATCATAAAGATATTAGGCTTAAGAAAAAACAAAGAACAAACAGAGCTGTAAGAAATATATACATAAAAAAACCATCCTTGATCTCTCAAGAATGGTTTTTCGTATGGAGCATAGCGGGATCGAACCGCTGACCTCTACGCTGCCAGCGTAGCGCTCTCCCAGCTGAGCTAATGCCCCGGGATGTTTCAACAAATATTATTATATTTAATTCCCCCTTAGAATACAAGGGGGAAGGCTATTTTTTTATTTTTGATGAGAAATCTCTCAATTTTGTATTATGCATTATTTTTAACCTTGGGGACGACTTGGGGACGGAAATTTCCTATCTCTGAATTTGTGTTTCTCAGATGTTTAGGATCAAACTTGTTAAAGTGATTCGCTGCACTCTTTTTCATTTCATCTGTTACATGGCCATATATATCAGATGTTGTTCGGGCGCTAGCGTGTCCTGCACGTCTTTGAATAGCACTTATGCTCTCACCGGCTTCCATCAATAAAGCAACCATAGTGTGACGCAAATCATGTAAACGGATATTTTTTATTCTATACTTTTGTGTAATTCGATTCCATTTGGTCGTTGGTGTTGTAAAGTAATAGGGCTTTCCAAACCCACTGTGAAAGATGTATTGATGATCTCCACCCTCCCAGGCATCTTTTAGCTTTTCCTTCTCTCTTTTCCACATATGATAGTATAGAGACAATTCATTCATATACCAATCTGGCATCTGAACAAATCGTTTTGAACTTTTTGACTTAGGGTCTTTCACATGCGGTTTACCTTGAATGGTCTTTGAAAGAGATCGGTTTATTCTAAATCCACCAGCATCCCAATCCACGTCTAAATGCCATTCAAGCGCTAGACCTTCGCCTCGTCTCAATCCTCCTATCATCGCTGCTAAGAAATAAAGTCTCCATTTAATATCAACTTCTTCATATAGAATCTTAATACATTGAGCAGCTTCATCAGCTTCAAAATAGTTCATTTCCTTCTTCTCGTTGATTGGCAAGGGCAATCCCTTCATTGGATCAATCTTGATAATCTTCCATTCTTCAGCTGCGGTTTTAAAAACCACCTGTAGTATTTTAAAAATATCTAATATTGTTCTTTCTCCTAACCCCCCTGGCTTACCATCTTTTCTCGCACCATCCTTTGATAAATCATCTAAAAAGTCTACGATATGTAAACTCTTTATTCGTTCTATCCTCATATGTCCAAAAACGGGGAGGATATGATTTTTTAAGTGACGCCAATAAACGTCTGATGTTGTCAGAGAATACGGTTTTCCGCTCTTTTGATAGAGCTTTTTTTCTTTCCACTTAGCGATAAAAGATTCAAATGTTAATTTTTCAGGTTCTATGTATTCTCCAGAATTGACTTCCATCTTGAACTGATAAAGCTGATCAGAGAGGTACTCCTGTAATTTTCTTTTTGTTTTTAACAGTTTATGATCTTCTATACGAATAGTTTTATATTTTCTTAACCTTTTTCCATTAGCATCATATCCAGTTTCAACAACTAATCTAAAAGAATTACTACCTCTTTTTTCAATGCTAGCCATATAAAACGCTCCTTGTCTGAGAAAAAAAATTTTGATAATAAAGGTTTAAACGGTGACTTGCAAATTCAGGAGTAACCTTAAAAATATTAGAAACTTTCAAGATAGCTAGTTCAGGTTCTTTGGGTAAATCCAAATCTATTAACATGAATGTTGGAATGCAAAAATGATAAGCAAAATAATTTGCTTGTCTTTCTTGATAGATATTCCATAAAGTTTTAGTCAGATGAAAATTAGAGAATTTGCTAGATTGTCTAACAATATGGCAAAGTTCATGAGCGAAATCCTGCCATTGTTCTACTTTAGATAGATTTTTATTTAGAAAAATAGTGTACAGGTTGTTAATCTCTACATAATGACTCGTGTCATTAACATAAAATATCCAAATGTCTAGGTCATTAGCTATTTTGTGTTTATCTAATTGTGAAGGATCAGTGATGCCAATATTACTAAGGAATGACTCAATCCAATCTTCTAGATGACTATTTATATACCTCAATGTGAATTAGCCCCTTTCTATAATGAGAATACAATTGAATGAATTAGAAACGTATGTTCTGTTTTTGTTTAAAAATAAAAGCCCAATAAGGGCATTTTTTATTTAGTTTTAAAGAATAGTTTACCTGTTGTAGATATACTTTTATAAGCTATTAAAAAGTCATCTCCTTTTTTCACTTGGTTCACTATATAACCTTCAAGAGAACCGCCATTATAAACTTCTCCTTTAAAGTCCTTTGGAGCTACAAAACCTAATTCCTGTGTGTAAGGAGATCCATCACTAGTAAAAAAATCGAAGTTAAGGATCGGGGTGAATAGAAGAGGTTCATCATCAGTTTCAGAATCTGTCATCTTCACTTTGACCTTAACAAGTGCCCATTCAAAACCCTTTTTAGGTTTATCAACTGTGCTATTCCTGTCATATAAAACATCAAATGCTTTATCTCCCCGTATAACCTCTTCTACGTTCATTTTTAATTCAGCAGCAAATTCGTTATCTGAAGTACTTATGTAATCGTTGAAATATATTGGCTCTTTAATAGGTATGGGAGCGGTTCGTGTTCCATCTGCTTCTTTTTTAGTTTTCTTCTTAGCAGATGACCCCTCATTAGATTCCTGTTTATCGCTCTTTTCATTTGATTCATTTACTTTAGCACTTTGTGCATTACAAGCAGCTAAAGAAGTTGATATTAAAACAATAAGTAAGTAAAAAAAAGTCTTTTTCAAAATAAGGACCCCCTTCAAGAAATATCATGCATGTATGAAAGTAATTGAAGTGTTTTTATTTAATCACCATTGAAGTCATTTTGCTTATCCCCTGGTTTACGACCTTCCTGGAGTCTTAGTGCTCTTTCAATTCTTTCAATTCTCTTTTCTATATCTGTATTTCCATCACTTGCAGCAGTAGACGCGTTGCCTGATCTCAGAAGTTGTTCTGCTTCATACCGATAATCTTTTCCAGTTAGCAAATAATCTGTAGATACCCCAAAAACCTCAGCGATCTTCACAATTTCAATATCAGTTAAAGGACGTGTTCCTTTTTCTATTCTGTTCATTACGCTGACATTCATATTGATTTTTTGAGCCAACTCTTTTTGGTTCCACTGTTTTTGTTCTCTTAATTTTATTATTCTTTCGCCTACAGCCAGCATCTTTAATCACCAACTTTCTATATTAGCAATATAAATCTTAACATTTTTCCAATGTAGAAAAAAATAAATTGCTAAATTAGAAATAAAACAGTTGAAATTTCTTTTTTAGAAATGTATTATTGAATCAACAACAGGATTTCTAAAACAGAAATCGGGAGGAGGGAAATATGTTAGATTTAAAATTTGTCAAATCGAGACGTAATGTCAAACAAATTAATTTACAACAAATGGCCAAGGCATTAGGATTCAAAAATGCCTCAACATATATGAAGTATGAGACAGGAGAATATGCCTTTAAAGCAAACCATCTCCCAATCTTGGCTAAAGAATTAGACTGTGACATTAAGGATTTCTTTCGGAAATAAATTTCTTAAATAGAAATTGAATTTAATGACTAGGAGAGATAAGATATGCCAACAAAATCAACTATGAGTGTTCAAGAAACGGCTGATTTTCTTGGAGTACATCACGACACTGTTTACACAATGGTGAAAGAGCGGCAAATACCATTCTTCCGAGTAAGGAAAAGAATCTTCTTTACACGAGAAGTGCTTGAAGAATGGCAAATGTCACAAATGGAATCCAACTTTCAGCCAGTGAATGATTAAGAATTTACCACCTTAGAATACAGCGGATATATGAGATTTGCTGTTCCAATTCGGAACATGTTCCAGATAGGAACATTGAGAGGGGGTGGAGAGGTTTTGAAGTTGGGTGTGGTGCTTCGTAAAGCCCGAGTGCAAGCAGGCATTTCCCAAGAGAAGTTAGCGGAAATGCTTAGCCGCTCTCGCAGTTGCATATCAAAGATCGAAAATGATCAGAAGGTGCTTGATGTACCTACATATGTAAGGTGGATGGAAGCCACAAACGCTAAAGAAGCAATGATTGCTACATTATGCGGCATTGATCCACTGGCAGTCACACAGCAGATTACAGCCATCATGGCTTTGTTTGGAGGATGAAGATGAGAAAAGCGATTTTCAAGAGTATTGATCATGAAGGGATAACAGCTGAAATGATCTGTATTGAACAACTACAAAAAAGATTAATGAAAGCACTAGAGAGTGCTGATATCGCTACGGCATTAGCAGCTCACAAAGATATTGCTAAATCATTAAACCAAATTCAGCGTTACGAAAGCCAAGCTAAAGTTCATTTATTAAAACAGGCTGCAAGTATTACAAAAATCAAATATCCAAAATCACTAAAAAACAAAATGAAAGGGTTGATTTAAATGAAATACATGTTCACTGCAAGCAAGTTGATGAAGGCTAAGGAAGTAAAGGAAATGTGTAAGTTACGTGATGACGAGGATGTGAAGATCTCTAATTTTCAAACTGAAACCCGTTTAAAGTCTCAACTAGGTTTAGGACAAAGAAAAAAGCAGCAAGCTCCTACACTCACTGCTTAGTTCATGAATAACGAATTGATCAATATGAATTATATCGCTCTTTAAAGAGCACGACAAGTTTTATTCTTGTCGTCCGGCTTGCGGATGGACGATGCGCACACACCCATCCATTCCAATTGAACACCATCCGCAGTCGGACGATGCGAATAAGCATCAATAAATCATAGGAGGACGAAGATTATGTTTTTTGAAAAAGCGGTTATACAACCATTCAGTGATCACACTGGCGATCAAGTAAGACTATCTAAAGTAAATGGCTCCATTCTCATGGACAACAATGGAAATCCGCACTTCTATTTCCCTAATCAAGAGGCTTTTGAGAAATTCAAAAAGCTCAAAGCCGATGCAATCCGAAGAAAGGTTGGTGTTTTAGCATGAACATTGAACATCCAATGATCACTCAAATAAATGCCACTGGATACCCAAAGGGCGTTGAAGTGGTTGATGTTGTTGGAACTGACTACTTTGGGGATGAGATTTTTTCTAATGATGAGTATGTCATTGATGAGAATGTCGGGGAAAGGATTCTCCTGGATAATTTGAATCGATATTTGAAGGAGAATCTTGACTTCAAATTTGTGAATACAAAATAAAAAGGTTCACTCCCACAAGTGAACCAATTACAAGAAAAAGAAAATAAAAGTGTCAACCCCTATTATAGCAGGTTGGCACTGTAAATCAATGGAGGCTTGTTCATGACCAAAAATATCAGGTTGGCAGAACTCCATCTATCAAATTTCAAGGGTGTAAAATCATTCACCCTTGAAACAGGTGGAGAAAGTGCAAAGGTCTATGGTGATAACGCTACAGGCAAAACAACGTTGTTTGATGCTTTCATGTGGTTGCTCTTTGATAAAGACAGCCAAAACAAAAAAGATTTTGAGATCAAGACGCTTTCCAAGGACAACAAAGCGGTAAGCGGCGTTGATCATGAGGTATCGGCTGTACTCTTAATCGATGGAAAGTCCGTTGAATTGAAAAAGGTCTATTCAGAGAAATGGACCAAGAAACGGGGATCAGCAAAGCAAGTCTTTTCTGGCCATACCACTGACTATTATGTCAATGACGTGCCAGTTAAGAAAAAAGAGTTTGCTGAGAAGGTCAATGAGATCATCTCTGAGGATATTTTCAAACTCATTACGTCCCCAAGTTATTTCAACGAACAAATGAAGTGGCAGGATCGCCTAAACGTTCTCATGGAGATCGGTGGTGCTGTGACTGATGAGGACGTTATTTCAAAAAACAAATCATTGTCAAAGCTTCAATCCATCTTAGATGGAAAAAGTCTGGATGAGAAAAAGCGCATCCTTACTGAAAAACGTAAAAAGATCACTAAGAACCTGGAGCAATATCCGGTAAGGATAGATGAAATCAACCGCTCTATTGATGATGTCAGTGATTTTGACCATGAACAACTGAAAGAAGAGCTAAAAGCTCTGGAGTCATCACTTATGGCATTGGAAGAGAAAGCTCGCTCTATCAGAGCGGATGCGGGTGCTGAACGTAAAAAACGTATGCTGCAGCTCGAAGGCGATTTGCAACAAATCATGAATGAGCATGATTCAAAAAGATTTCAGGTAGTGAATGAGAAAAAAGAGGCCTATTACTTAGCGAAAAACAGTCTTACTCAAACCCAAAATGATCTCATAAACTTGATCACGAAGAAGGAGCACTTAACATCTTTTTTATCTCAAATAGATAAAGAACGGTTTGAGTTGCGGGAACAATGGTCTAAAAAAAATGAAGAAACGTTTGAGGATCATCAAACAGAATGTCCGACTTGCGGACAAGCACTTCCTGAAAGTGAAATTAATGCTGCTATTGAGAAATTCAATTTACAAAAAAGTGAATCCCTAGAGCGCATAGTAGATAAAGGGAAACAATTAGGAATTGAATATGACAATAAGCAAAATGAGCTGTATGAAGTTGATGAGCAAATTCAAAAGTTGAATTTGGAAGAGAAATTTAAGGCTTCAAATTTAGAAAAACTGAAAGAAAATATGGAGCAAGCTGAAGCGTCCATTGCTCCGCTTTCCGAAAATCCATTGTATCTAGCCAAGATCGAGGAGCTCGAAAAGATCAATAACGAGATCCAGTCTGATGAGCAGGAGACAAGTGGAGCTGTTCAAACGATTAACGAGCAGATCAAGGAAAAAAAGCAAGAAATGAAATTGGTTCTTAATGATTTACTTTGCATTGATAAAGCCAAACAAGCTCTGAAACGGATTGAAGAGCTAAAAGAGGAAGAACGTAAAATGGCTGATGACTACAATGAAGTCGAGCAACAGTCATTTCTGATTGAAGAATTTATACGCACCAAAATGAACCTTATGGAAGAACGGATAAACAGCAAATTCAAGTACGCTCGCTTCAAATTGTTTGAGGAGCAAGTGAATGGTGGGTTAACTGAGACCTGCGAAACGCTGTATGAAGGTGTTCCTTACTCTAAAGGCCTAAACAATGCGGCGCGTATTAATGTCGGTTTAGACATCATTAATACATTGAATGAGCATTATGGTATTTCTGCGCCGATCTTCGTTGATAACAGCGAGGCGGTCACGAATCTAATCGATGTGAATGCTCAAGTTATTAGCTTGATCGTTTCTAAACAAGACAAGGAGCTTCGAGTGATAACAAATGAGGAGGATACGAATGAGTAATCAGAATCAATTGGCACATTTACAAAAAAATATTACAGATGATGTGAACAATAGTCTAAGCAGGTTAAAAGATGAAGGATTGGTTCTTCCATCTAACTATAATGCTAGCAATGCATTAAAGAGTGCCTTTTTTAAGCTTCAAGAACTGAAGGATAAAGATGGAAGACCCGCATTAGAAAGTTGCTCTCGTGAATCTATTGCTAATTCATTATTGGATATGGTTGTACAAGGTTTAAGCCCTGCAAAAACACAATGTTATTTCATTCCGTACGGGAAACAATTACAACTAAATCGTTCATATTTTGGTACACAAGCAGTCTTGAAACGTTTGACCAATGTTAAGGATATATGGGCAAACGTGATCTTTGAAGGCGATGTATTTGATTATGAGATTGATGGAGGTCGGGAAAAACTTATCAAGCATGAAACGAAGTTTGAAAACAGAGACAAGCCAATCATTGGGGCTTATGCAGTAGTGAAGACCATTGATGATATGGAACTGCTAACCATCATGACAAAAAAAGAAATTGAAACTTCCTGGAGCCAAGCGAAAACAAAAGCGGTTCAGAATAAGTTTCCACAGGAAATGGCCAAAAGAACCGTTATCAATCGTGCGGCTAAGAATTTTATAAACACAAGCGATGACAGCGATCTACTTGTTCAAGCAATTAATAACTCAACTGAAAATGAGTATGACAACGAACGGGTAGATGTTACTCCGGATGAAGTGAAAAAAGAAATTAGCGAGAATGCTAATTCAGAAATTATTGATGTTGGTTTCAATGAACCTGAGGAAGATTCAGAACGATATCAAGAAACACCTGAAATAAAGCAAAGTGAAGAACCTGAGCCACAACCATCAAATGAATATGATGAAAAGCCGTCTGCATTAAATGAGGAACCACCATTTTGATTGAAATAAACGCTGTCTCATCAAGTAGTAAGGGGAATTGCTATCGGGTGACTGATGGTAAAACCCCGCTCCTTTTGGAGTGTGGTATCACCTTTAAAGTGATGCAACGTGCTTTTGATTTCAATATGAGCTTCGTTGGTTGCCTCATCACTCATGAGCATGGTGATCACTGCAAGGCTTTAAAAGATGTCCTGCGTGCAGGAATCGATTGTTATATGTCTCATGGAACGGCAAAAGCTCTTGGAGTGGAAAATCACCACAGAATCAATCTTGTAAAAGCTCGACAGACGTTTAGGATCGGCACGTGGCTTATTATGCCCTTTGATGTTCAACACGACGTATCAGAGCCGTATGGCTTCCTATTGGCTAATGAGGACGGAGACAAGCTGCTCTTTGCCACTGACACCTATTACATCAAATATAAGTTTCCTGGACTCACGCACATCATGGTTGAGTGCAATTACTCTGAAGCGATCTTGGATGCAAATATCGAAAATGGGAGCATCCATAAAAGCATGCGTAACCGGCTCATCCAGTCGCATTTCAGCTTAGAGAATGTAAAGACATTCCTAGATGCAAACGACTTGTCAAAAGTGCAGGAAATATGGTTATTGCACTTATCTGACACAAACAGTGATGAGCAACTATTCAAACGAGAAATAGCAAAACAAACAGGAAAGGTTGTCTATGTTCCGAAATGAACGAGCTTATTAAAACAGCTTATCCCTATTGTTTTATTACGATGGCCAGATCAGTCGCTCCGCAGATGCGGAAAAAGGTATTGGTTATGTATATCAGGACATATATGGCCAAGTATGAACCGCATCTCGAAGTAGTAAAAATTGAAGGTAAATACGCTATTTGTAGGCTCAAAGACAAACGCAAATAGTTGGAAAGGAGGAAGTCATTTGCGAGGTTGGATCAAATTACATCGGAAATTAAGAGGTAATCCAGTTTTCAATAATCCTAACTTACTTAGGCTGTGGCTCATCTGTCTTACCGAGGCGAGCCATAAATCAAGACAACAAATGATAGGTAATCAGGTGGTGGAATTAGAGCCTGGTCAATTTGTAACTGGTCGCTTTGATTTGTTTGACATGTTCAATGATGGTTTGACTAAATCCGATAAAGCAAAATCAGAAAGAACGGTTTATAGATGGTTAGAAAAATTAGAAGAAATGAATTTTTTGTCCATCAAAAAGACCACCAAATATTCTCTTGTAACCATTAATAAATGGGCACTTTACCAACAGGACGATAAGTCGATTGACCATTCTAGTGACCATCAAATGTCCAACGGATGTCCAACGGATGTCCAACAAATGTCCACAAACAAGAATGTTAAGAATTTAAGAATTAAAGAATTTAAAGAAGAGGAAGAAGAGAGAGCGCCAAGAGGAAATGATTCTCCTTTCCAACAAATCGAAGATAAATACTTGTCTCGAAAAGGTGGATTGATGATAACTCCTGCTGATGTAGAGGCAATTAATAGGACCATTCAGGAGCAGATACCCCTTGAAGACATAATGAAGTGGATCGACGAGATATTCGATCAATACCGACCAAGACATAGAGCGGATGGCATCAAATCATTTTCTTACCTGGAGAAGGGCATTCTTGATCGATGGCATGCCAAAAACAATCAACCTAGCAATATATCTGAATTTAAACCTAAGAAACAACAAGACAATTTATCAGCATTAGCTCAATACGCCAAAGAAAAAGGCATTAAGTTTGGAGGAGAGTGATTGCATGACTGAAGAACAAGCGATGAGTATCTTAACCAGGATAGCAGCTGCGTATCCGAGATTTGAACTTACTACTGACACTGTTGGCCAAGAAAGAATCAGGATTTGGTTAGAGCATTTAACTGCACTGCCGTATGAGGCAGTTTCAAAAAAAGTTGATCAACATATTGCTGAAAAACGTTTCCCTCCTGCTATTGCGGAGATACAAGTACATCAACAAGAGAAAAACGAGTTTCTAGAGAAGCAGAAAGAGTGGGAAAAGAATGCAAAATTTGCGAAACGTAGAGGCTGAACAGTTTTTGCTCGGCTGTATCATCCTTGAAGGCGATCTAATCAAGGAAACAGCCTTAGAGCCTAAACATTTTGCTGAAGAGCGTCACAAGCAAATTTTCGCCGCGATGAGGGATGTGGACAGGCTAGGTAAACCTGTTGAATTGGCCAATATCGCTGCATCTATGGGAGGCACTTTGAATGAAGTTGGTGGATTTGAATATTTAACTAACCTAGCAAGTACTGTTCCCTCAAAACATGCTTTCGAGACCTATGAAACATTAATTTACGAGGCTTTTAGACTTAGAGATGTGCAGAGTGCTGCTTTAGCATTTGCCAGTTCTCCTACTGATGAGGGCATCACTGAGCTTTATCAAAAAACAATTGAAGCTCAAGAGGTTGGTGTAAAAGAGACTCGCACGAAAATGGATGTATTAACCGAGATTTTCATGAGCATGGAAGAAGATCATGGTGATCTAACTGGAGTGGACACAGGTCTTGCAGATCTTAATGCCATGACAGGTGGTTGGCAAAAAAGCGATTTGATTATCGTAGCTGCTCGTCCATCGATGGGGAAAACAGCATTCGCTCTCAATCTTGGTTATAATAACGCGCAAAATGGTGGAGTAACCGACATATTTTCACTAGAAATGTCAGATACACAATTGACTCACCGTATGTTAAGCAGCGTAGGGAGTATTGAAGGGACAAAGTGGAGGAATCCAAGGAAATATTTTAGTGAGGATGATTATGAGAGAGCCAACAAAGCTATGGGTGAATACGAAAAATTAGACATTTATATTCATGATCACCCCACTCAAACCGTCGCAGACATTCGCTCTAAAATCCGTAAGACAAAGAAAGATCATCCTGATCAAGATCATTTAGTCATCATTGATTATCTTCAGCTTATCACGCCGATTGGTAAAGCTGAGAGCAAAAATCATGAGGTTGGTGAGATCACGAGAGAACTTAAAAATATGGCTAGAAGTTTCAACGTTCCCATCATTTTGCTATCGCAGCTCTCACGTGGAGTTGAACAGCGACAAGATAAACGTCCAATGATGTCTGATTTACGAGATTCAGGGAGCATTGAGCAAGACGCTGATATTGTGACCTTCCTTTATCGTGATGATTACTACGACAAAAAAAGCGAAGCTAAAAACATTGTAGAAATCATTTTTGCAAAACAACGAAATGGATCAACAGGAACAATAACCGCTGCCTTTGTGAAAGAGTACGGGAAGTTTATAAATCTATCGCGGCAAATGGAAGCCGCAATGTGAAATGAGGAATGAACATGTCAATCAATAGCAATCAGCGTAAACAGTTCCTTCTCAATGAACTGAAGCGCATCGGATATAAACCGAATGAATTTGAAAGTCTCGATAAACTATCACTCTATGATCTTGAAATGCTAGTAATCACGAAAAAGAGTGAGCGAGGGAAAAGTATTGAAACATACAATGCCAGGATGGAGATTGAGGAGGAAGCAGAGTGATTAAATTACAAATTAAGGACAGCACTACGGGTAAAGAAGTGAATTTTGAAGCAGATAATTACACCGCTGAGGAGTGTGGTCGAATGATCATACAATTAGCCACATACATGCATGGGGGGCCTTTAAATAAAAATGGAGTACAAAGGATTCCACGTTCTGTTCCGTCTCCTGTTAGAAGGACAGAAGAAGCGATCCATACTGATATCGCTGGTATCGTGAAAGGAAAAGAACAATGAGATTTGTCGGCATTGATCCTTCAACGAAAACAGGGCTCGTGATTCAAGATGCAAATGGGAATGTGATTCTTGACAAAGAAATAACCTCAACAGTAAAAGGAGATCCGCAACGCTTTATGGACTTGGCCAGCCAAATAATTAATTTAATAGAACCGAATGACTTTGTGTGTATTGAAGGTTTTTCTTACGGTTCTAAAGGAGCGTCAGTAGACATTCAATACGGCATTGGTTGGCTAATAAGAGCGAGACTTATAAACAAAAAAATAGATTATGTAGACGTTCCTCCAACCACTTTGAAGAAGTTCGCAACAGGAAAAGGAAACGTTAAAAAAGATCAAATACCTGTACCTGTTTATAAACGTTGGGGGTTTGAACATAAAAGTGACAACGTGATAGACGCATTCGTCTTGGCTCAAATAGCTCGTTCATTAAAAACAAAAGTAGATTTAACAAAATATCAAGAAGAGGCTTTGAAAAAAATTTCTTAATTACTAGGAGGAACAAATATGTCTTTTATAAATTTCAATGGAAAGGTTAAAAAAATGAATCACAAGCCTAAAGGGATTACAGAATTAGTGTTGGAAGTGCCAACAAAGGAGCTAGGTAACAGAATTCAAAACCTTGCAGAAATGATTGATAAGGACGTGAAAGTAGAGATTGAAAGTGACATTGTACGCTATAACGTGCAGATTAACGCAAACACCGAACGACCAATTGTAAATTATGAAGTAGATCAGAGCGGTGTGGTCCATATAGCAAAACCTGAGTCAGAACAGCTCGAAGCTGAACTAGGTTTACCAGAAGAAAAACCAAAAATTGAAGAAAAACCGATGGAGATTAAGCGTGAAGTGGTGGATCAATTCATCATTGAAGGTATGGCTCCAGAACAGGAAGGTTTCCCTGAGAATATGGCAGATATCGTGAAGCGACGCATTGAAGGAGAATCTTACAGTAAGTTGGCCACAGAGCTTGAGATGTCATCCGGCGCCGTCGTTGATCTGATCAATGACTACCGAGCAGCAGTGGCTCCGCTTGCTGAAAAATGGTGGGATTGGAAAGAGGATCAAGCCAACGAAGCTGAACCGATGAAGGAAAAGGCTGAAGAAGCAGCTGAAGACGAAAAGGGTTCAGAGGATAGCGTTCCAGATGAATACGATCTTCCTGAAGAGGATCAAAAAGATGAGGAAGACGGGGCTGCATAAGGTGGCACGCAAACGCTCAAAACGGTGGTTCTTGCTTTATCGCAAAGAGGATGGACAGCACGTCCACCTCTATGAACCACTTAAAAAATATGAACTAGTCAGTAGGATTAAGAAAGGATGGAGGGTTGTCGAATGATTGATAAAATCAAGTTTCTCTTCAATCATAAACACTTCTTTTGCTTCAAATGTATAAACATAGTTTCGGTGCAGCGTGGTTATTGGCTGGAATTTAGCACGCGGGTTTTTAATGGTCCAATTTGCACTAAATGCGGAAGGAGCTTCAGGAAATGAGAAAGATTGTAGAAGGCGATTGGGTGGAAGCTTTGGGTGAAATTAATCGCAGAATGTTTCATATATCTGGTTACGTCGTGAAAATCTCTGAAGATGAACTTTTAGTGAAGACGCTTAAAGGAAAGTATACGGCTGTTCCTAAACATTGGGCTAAAAACTTAGATGTAACGATCACTGAAGGTGATTTAAAGGCTCTAATTGACTTGTCCTTAGACATAAAGGACAAGCATCTATTTGAAATGTATATGCGTGATTTGCAAGCTCTTCAGGGCAAATAAAAAGAACCAAAGCACAAGGCTCCGGCTCTAATGAATCTCGACAATTCATTATAACATGGGAGGCCTTGTGCGCATGAATAATCCTTATAAACATATAGACTCTAACATCTCAATTGATCAGCTTTTTGAAAAAGGGGAAGTTAAAGTCATTATCCTAGATGGCCATTCCAATGAAGTGTTCTTGGCGGAAACACCGATGTACGGAAAGATGGAGATCACGACACGTGATGGCCAGTTCACAAATTTAAATTGCAGCAGTTCACACAAAATAAAATAGCAGGAGCTTCCTCCTGCAAGGAGGCAGTCAAAATGAAAGAAATCTGGTATTCAAAATCACCATTTGCTGAATTTTGTATCGTCAATACAGCGAGCGGATATGTTGCCTATTGGCGTTCTGATCTATTAACAGATGCAAAATGGAGCGAGTATGACACATATCAATCCTATCCAGCAGCACGTCGGAATCTTGGTAAAGTCGGCTGTGCTGGAAGCATGAAAAGGGTCGAACGATTGCCATGGGAAAGCGTTGCATGATCTTGAAGGGAATATGTCTTACTGATGAGTTTACACCGCTAGAAAAGGGCGTAGAATACTTTCTCTTTCCTCTCGGTGCCGCTCATTATTATGTATCAAAGTTTAATCGCCCTGGCTCATACTATGGAGCGTTTGAAGCCAGACATTTTTTAATAAAGCAAAAAGAACAACACCAAGAACAGCTGACACTGTTCTGAGGGAGGAAGATCATTGTGGAAATAAAAAATATTTTTGTTCTAAAAGTATTGGATAGATTCACTTGTGGAAAGTGGGATCATTATCCAACGGCAGAAGAGATGAAACAAGCTTTACTTGAACAATTCGGGTCTTACACAAAGTTAGGAAGTACCCCGATTACATTTGTTGTAATTAAGCAAAATACGTTTTATCAAGGCGATATACAAGATTTGCAGGAGGGCCTCTGATATGAAAACTGTGCCAGCGATTGTATTTAAAAATAAACATACTGAACGCTACCTAAGCTATGGACCTGATTTTATGGATTTAACCGATCCTAACGGAGATGTAAAAGAAATTACAGATGCGTTGTGTCTCATTAGAAAAGATCGTGAGAAGCCAAGTGATCAAGATTTAACCGATTTTTACAACCTGGTGTCTCAACACAATGCTCCTCTTGATATTAACGATCTCAATAACTGTTACGATCCCGTTCATGTTGATTTTACAATCGAAGAATTTGAAAGGATCAAGGCAAGACATGAGGAGGAGTATTGATGGACATTCTCATGAGATACGTCTTTAAACACCGAGCCACCGGAATCATTGAAACTAAGGTATTTTCAATCAGCCAATTAGAAGAGCAGCCAGCGCAGAATCTGACACCCTGCTTTGATAAAACAGAATATGAGTTGATTGCACGAAACCTTTGTGCAGATGAAGAGAAAAATGTCTTTGTAGGTGATTTAATCAAAGTTTCCCATTTTCCTGGTGACTATGTGGCGGTTGTGAAATTTGGAAAGTATGAACAGGATGGAAGCGGCGATGAGTACGAGCCTTCAAAATGTGTAGGTTTTTATGCGGAAGCGGTAAACCCAAAAGTAATAGACGAAGACGGTTTTGAAGTTGTACCTGAATATCTTGTTCAAAACTCAATGATTGAGCTTGATTACTATCAACGTATAGGCAACATCTATCAAAATCCCAATCTTCTAAAGGAGGAAGCACGATGAACGAATACAAAGAATTTCAAATAACTTTACCATCAGGCGAAATCATCAGACGAAACAGTGAAGGGATGTATGGATCAAATAATATTGTAGTGGACAAAGACTATGTGATAGATACTTTGGTCCAAAGTCATCAAGAACAAGGTAAAGACGAAATGAAGTTTTATGAGACGCACGAGCCTTATTATGCATTAATCAAAGCGCGCAATATCGAAAGTGCAATGGAGATTTACAATAATGACGTTTCTGGTGGTGATGAAAAGAAAGAACTTGCGGAAAGTATCAAAGAAGTAACGGCACTATATCAGCAACAAAGTACAGTCGCTGTACTGGAGAAGATAACAAAACAGTTCCAATTGAAGAAGTCCTTGAAGATTTAACGAACGAAAAAGAAATGAGATTGGCAATAGACGGAAGATTGATATAAGAAAGGGGGTTGAAGATGAAAAATAAACTAGGAGACTTAAATAACCATTTGTTTGCGCAGCTGGAGCGGTTGAGTGAAGAAGACTTAAAAGGTGAGGAACTTCAAGAAGAAATTGAACGTTCAAAGGCTGTCACTAGTGTTGCAAAAAGTATTACTTCTAATGCAGCGCTAGTATTACAAGCGCAAAAGTTCTATACAGAGTACCAATCAAAAGATCTTGAGAAGCCCAAGATGTTGGAGGGGTAAAAGTGAGGTTATTCACTGAAGAACAAGAATCCTTCATCCGTTCACATGCTACAGGTTTACTCAATCAAGAATTAGCAGATTTAATCAATCAGAAATTTGATTTGAATGTTACCAGGCAGCAAGTGAAGTCATGGAAGCGTCATCGCAAAATCTCTAGTGGTTTAAGTAATCATTTCCCTAAAGGGCATGTGCCGCTCAATAAAGGTACAAGAGGGCTTTATAATGTTGGCGGAAATAAAACATCTTTCAAACCTGGACACAAGCCTGCAAATTATAAGCCTGTAGGTTATGAAAGAGTTGATCGAGACGGTTATATATTGATCAAAGTGTCCGATGATGGTCCCTGGCAAAAGCGATGGAAACATAAGCATAAGATGGTTTGGGAAGAAGAAAACGGACCAATCCCAAGTGGCCATTGTTTAATATTTTTAGACGGAAACAAGATCAATGTAAAATTAGACAATTTGCAACTCATCACTAGACAGCAATTAGCAAGGTTAAACCAAAATAAGTTAATTGCTAATGATCCTGAAATCACTAAAACAGGCATAGTGATGGCAGCTATATATTCAAAAATTGGCGAATTGAAAAGGGAGAGTAAACAATGAAAAAACTACTAATCACACTATCTATTATTGTGGCTGCGGTGCTTTGTGCGCCGGCAGCCGCAGCTGTAACGAGCGGATATAAAACAGTGGCCGGACACACAATCAGCGTATCAACAGATGCAAATTCGTACACGCCAAGAGCACGAAGTATTGATGTCACGGCACGCAAAACGGGTTCTGAAACAGTATACTACCGCTTCACGTTGCAAAAGAAGGTGAGCGGCAAATGGAAAGATCAGCGGTTCAGCTTGGTCGGTTCTTTCAAACGTTCTACACCTGCAAAGGAGTTTTACACGGTCAATCACATATCCGGCACGCACCGGATTAAGATGACGATCTACAAAAACAAAAATTGGACAGGCGCTAAAGGCCATATCTACACGCCGTCATTTGAGGTGCGGAAATGAGTGAGGTTCTATGGGAGACCGCCGCAGTCAATCGCTTAGGGGTGAAAAGAATAGGATTTGTTGGGTCGGTAATTGTTGGATTGAACGGAATAGTCAAAGGTGATGAAGTTAAATGTAATGAAAAACAGTATACAGTGGTTATGACATCAAGGTTAGGTCATATCGGATTATCTGAAACAGGCAAACTCCCATATACATTAACTGTTTACCCAAACGAGGTGACAAAATGACAATCAGAACATGGCACGACTTAATAAGAAAGTATTTCCCTGACGCTGATGATAAGAGATGTGAATTTATCTTGTGGGAAAAGACTGCTTTTCCTCTCGTACCTGTGGAGACTATAGAAAGGCAGCTGCAAGAATATGCCGAGGAGGTAAAGAAATGAAAAAACAAAACAATTGGGTGTGGACTAAACTAACAGAAAAGAAGCATCCTAATCGAAAGGCTGGCACACCAGTTCATACAGCTTACATGAGAGAAGGAGACACAGAATATCATCCTCATAGGTCTTGGATTGATAAAGGTTATATCGAGCATGTTGACTCATTAGCTCGTCACAGCGAATAGAAGAATAAATCAAGCGACATAGATCGGTGCAAAATTGCCCTGGTCTATGTCTTTCATTGTTTATAGGAGGTTGTGAAATATGGGAGCTGAACAATTGTGTTTAATTCCAGGTATCGATGAGAAACAAGTCAGAAATGCTCTGATCAAAGAGCTGAAGGTTTATAGAGCCCTGAAGGTGAAAGAGGAAAACAGAAAGGAACAGGAGGCAAATGGTGCAACAGGCCTTTTCCCTTCTCTTAGGAACCAGGAAGTTTTAAATGAACTCAAGGTACGGCAGATAGAAAGAGCGCTAGAAAACAGCCTAGACGAAATTGAACAAGACATCATCCACATGAAGTATCTCTCATCACGATTCGTAAAAGATTTAGAGGTATGTGAAGAATTGGGGCTGAAGAAGGACCGGTATTACAAATTGAAAAAGCAAGCGACGTTTAACCTTTCGACAGCGCTTGGAATCATTTAGTTACTGCAAGAGTAAAGTCTTTAAGAAAAAGAGTAGGGGTAGTGTGAAATTAACCCCTCTCTTTGTAAGAAATCTTAGTGTATCTTTTATTAATCTTTAGAAAAAGTTTTAAAACTAAAAGTTGATTGTTATTGACTTTTTTACAGGTGATTTATTAGATATCACAGTTGCTGTAACTTCAACTTCCTTGGCTGAATTCTCTAATAAATTTAATTCTGATGAAAATCCTCCATCTTTATCAGTAGTAGATATTTGAGGTTTTAAAATACTTTCAGATGAACTTGATAAATTTACATTCACATGTTGTAAAGGAAGTGTATTGCATGATACTTTTCCTTTAACTTGAAAACACAAATCTTCCTTTTGGATAATTTCTAAAGTGATTTCAGGGCAGCTCGTTTTAACAATGAAATCTCCTTCTTTATAAACTCTTCTTCCGCATCCGCAGTTTCTAGCCATATTTACTCACATGCCTTTGCCAATTCTTTAATATTAAAAGTTTTGAACACACGTATCGCATGGGCCACCTGCATTTTTAAAGACGACATTGTCGACTAAAGCTTGACTCCCTGGAGCAGGGTTGCCTATATTTTGGAAAGTGATACAAGCCGTAGTCGCTCCTGGTGGTGCACAAACTGTTAATGAATAATTTTGAAAGACACTTTGAGGTTGGTTAGATACCGCTATAATATGCGGAATATCCTCTGTAAATATTGGGTTAGTTGTCACTGTTCCTTCAGCAGTACCCGTATTAGTGATTAATGGTGGGCATGTTTGTGGTGGGAAGGAAACCGATGCAACTAATACACCTTGTGCTCGCACATCACCTGCAAACGTAAGTGTAAAGCAACAGCCTTCTGAAACAGGAACAATTTGATTGATAAAGCCAGGAGTTGCTACTGTTCCAACAGGAGGGTTAGGGTCTAAACCTAGAATACTAACCGATTGTATGGTTGGAGTTGTAGGACTTCCAACAAAACGACCACTATGAGCATCTGGGAAATCAACTACAGTAGCTGTAGCGGATGTCCATGATGCGGGTGGTGCCCCAGTAGCTGATAAATCAAATCCAGGGTTAGCTAATAGATTTGTACATGGACAGCAGGCTTCTCCAGTAGGGCCAGTAACACCTGTTGCCCCTGTAGCACCCGTAGCCCCTGTAGCGCCAGTAGCCCCTGAAGGACCAGTAGGACCGGTAGCGCCAGTAGCCCCTGAAGGACCAGTAGGACCGGTAGCGCCAGTAGCCCCTGAAGGACCAGTAGGACCGGTAGCGCCAGTAGCCCCTGAAGGACCAGTAGGACCGGTAGCGCCAGTAGCCCCTGAAGGACCAGTAGGACCGGTGGCGCCAGTAGCCCCTGTAGCGCCAGTAGGACCAGTGGCGCCAGTAGCCCCTGAAGGACCAGTAGGACCGGTAGCGCCAGTAGCCCCTGAAGGACCAGTAGGACCGGTGGCGCCAGTAGCCCCTGAAGGACCAGTAGGACCGGTAGCGCCAGTAGCCCCTGTAGCGCCAGTAGCCCCTGAAGGACCAGTAGGACCGGTGGCGCCAGTAGCCCCTGAAGGACCAGTAGGACCGGTAGCGCCAGTAGCCCCTGTAGCGCCAGTAGCCCCTGAAGGACCAGTAGGACCGGTGGCGCCAGTAGCCCCTGAAGGACCAGTAGGACCGGTAGCACCAGGAGCCCCTGCAGCTCCAGTAGCACCAGTAGGACCAGGGGGACCCGCAGGACCAGTAGCACCTCGTCTACCAGGTATTCCTGCAGGACCACGCCTTCCAGGAACACAAACTGTCTTTATACAACAACAAACATCTAACCATTCTCCACAACGACAACATCGCCTATAGCTCATTTGAACACACTCCTAAAAAAATTGTAATCATGACATAATATTAGATAAGGAGAAATATGTAAGGGCTTTTTGGTACTTAAATATCTTTTGAAAAAACCGACCAAAAGGGGGATAAAAAGGGGACCTTTTTTCCTAAGTGGATCATCGTATGATAGAGACAAGCAAAACGAACGTGAATATTTTGTCCAGAAGGAAGAACCTGCGGACGCTGATCATTGAGCACTCTAAGTGCCTTGATTGGTGTCCGCTTTTTTATTGGGAGACGCGCCTTTCCCTTATCAATGGCGTATCTGGATACGGAACAAAGGTGTTGAGGAATGTGGCCATACGAGAGGGACATTCTGAGCCTGGATAGCAGCTGGTCTGCGGCAGCCGTATCGAGGACAGTTTTTCATTTTACTTGATGAATGACTGTACTTGGCATCCTCTCGGAGTGTAGTCATCATTGCAAAATCTATTTAAGCGAATAGCGTAAGGTGGTGCTTATTCGGCAAGGAGAGTATGAACATGAAGATCAGAGATTCTTTATCTGTAGAAACAACGAAGCAATTAAAGCGCATTGCTCCTGGTTCTAATCGAAAGAAGAAGAGCAATGCTGATCCGATAACAAAGCGAGATTGGGAAGAAATCATGGGAACGAGACGTGAAACGTATCAACGACAAGGCGGCCGGGTCCGAAGAAAACGCTGATTTGATGGGAACAGTCGTCTTTTGGGTGTATGGCTGCAGGTGCTTTGGTGAGGGATAGGAGCGCAAAAATTTAAAAAGGGAGATGATGAGCATGGCATCAAAATTTGGTGTATCTGCTAATCCAAAAAAAGCGAATCACATTTTAGGGAAGGACAAGGTTGTGGTTGTTGCGGTTCAGAATCACAATGATTACATTTGTGGGCCAAACCTTATTCCTCAACGAAAAGTTGCAGGAAAATGGGTTACGATCAAAACGAATTCACCGAACGAACTCAACCCAAGTGAAAAACGGTACGATGAGTTCAGTATCAAGGAATCGCTTGATAACAAGAAAGGTACGTATCGATTCAAGGTTGATGTAGAGCGTTATGACAAACATGGTAATCATGTTGAAACGATCGGTACATTCTACACAAACGAATTTTACATCAAGTAAGCAGCTGATGTCGCCTCCTGGGCGGCATCATTTGTTTGATAGGAGGAAACAACATTGAATATCAAAACAATCCCCGTACATAAAATTAACCCTGCACCATATAATCCCCGCATCGATCTGCAGCCAGGAGATCCTGAGTACGATGCTCTTAAAAATTCCATGAAGAAATTTGGATACGTTGATCCTTTAGTTTGGAACGAAAGAACAGGCCATCTTGTTGGAGGCCATCAACGTTTCAAAATAATAATGGAGGAGAAACCGACTGAAATTCTGGTATCAGTGGTTTCTTTAAATGACCAGGATGAAAAGGCTCTAAACGTAGCATTAAACAAAATCAGTGGCCATTGGGATGAAAACAAACTTGAAAAACTTCTAACAGAACTAAAGGATAACAATCTGGATCTAGAAACTATTGGATTTACTGAAGAAGAATATGAAGATCTATTAGACAGTGTTTCTATTGAAAATGAGATCGTGATTGTTGAGGAAGATAATTTTGATGTGCAAGAGGCACTAGACAATATAATAGAACCAGAAACAAAGTATGGGGATGTATGGCGGCTTGGCCGGCATACCCTAGTGTGTGGAGACGCGACAAAGATAGTGGATGTTGATCGATTGATGTCTGGCTATAAAGCAGATCTAGTCATAACTGATCCACCTTATAATGTAGCGGTGAAAAGTGATAGTAAAAAGTTAAATGATGATGGCCATGCATCGATCTTAAACGATTCGATGGATGATGGTCAGTTTGATTTATTTTTAAGAGAAGTGTTCCTGAATTATTCAAGAATCATGAACGAAAAGGCAGCTATATATGTTTTTCATGCCGCTTCATATCAACGCGCTTTTGAGAATGAGATGCGTCACGCAGATATTGATATAAGATCGCAGTGTATCTGGGTGAAAAACTCACCGACATTCGGATGGTCGCAATATAAATACATGCACGAACCGGTTTTCTATGCATTCAAAAAAGGCTATTCACCTAATTGGTATGGAGATAGAAAACAAGTTACTGTTTGGAGAGCTGATACCTCAGAAGAAGGAGAACCAGCAACAATTTGGGAAGTTTCCCGCGGTGATACTACAAAATATGTTCATCCCACACAGAAGCCGCTTGATCTTATTAATATCCCATTAAGTAACAGCAGCAAAAAGGGTGATCGAGTAGTAGATTTCTTTGGAGGTAGCGGATCAACTCTGATGACGTGTGAACAAACGGACAGAGAGGCCCTTCTTTTGGAGCTTGATCCGTATTTTTGCGATGTAATTAAAAAGAGATTTACTGAATTTACCGGAATTGAACCTGAGTTGGTTTCTTCTTTATAAATAAAAAAAGAGGGTGCTGACAACACCCTCTCTTCAAAGACAGAAAGAACCTCCCTGCCTAAGAGCGTGATCAAGACGCGGCCGCGTTTGTGGGAAAATATCACGCTCTCATCCACTATTGTAATGGAGGTAAGGGAGAATGACAATAGATAATACAAACACACGTTCCCTTTCTGACGAAGAAAAGAAAGAAATGCTTATGATCCTTCAAGCTGAACAGGCTGAAGGTATAGATAAATCAAAAGAAGACTATCGTAAAATCGCTCAAGCTGGAATCTCTCAATGGGTCAGAGACTTTAAAGCAGGAAATATCAAATTGTCTACTGTGGAAGATCTGAAGAAGCTCATAGAACTCGACATCGATCTACAGAAGCATGACGATATTTGAAAACAAACTCAAACTTAATTCAGCAGCTCGGAGGTGGGTGATATGTAATGGCTAGACCGAGAAATCCTAAAAGAGATCAGGCATTCCAATTGTGGAAGGAAAGCAATGGAACCCGCTTATTGAAAGACATTGCTGAAGAATTAGAGTGTTCCCAAACACTTATCCGCAAATGGAAGAACCAAGACTCTTGGGATGAGAAATTGAATGGTAACGTTACTAAACCAAAAGGGAAATCCAATGGTAACGTTACTAAACGCCCTGGCGCTCCGAAAGGGAGTAAAAACGCCAGAGGTAATAAAGGGGGTAAAGCGCCACCTGGTAATCAAAATGCTAAAGGCAATAGGGGTGGCGCAGCTCCTAAAGGCAACAAGAATTCATTCAAGACCGGTGAATATGAAACGATCATGTTTGAGTACATGGATGAAAAGGAACAGAAGCTTTTTAATGAAGTTGAGACCGATCCTCTGTACCAAATTGATCTATCAATACGATTATTGAGCGTTCGTGAAACAAGAATGATGCGCTTAATCAATAAGTATGAGAATGGATTGACTGATAAGCAGCGGACAGTCTTGCAGCAAATGCGGAAGATGAAAGACGTTGTACAGGCTCCAGATAAGAATGGCCTGATTAAATCAGTACCAATAACTAATGAGCGTCTGGCTGTGGTCCAGATTGAGGAGACAGACTCACCGCTACTAGAGAAGATATTGAGCATAGAAGATGCTCTGACACGTGTGACCGCACAACGTGATAAAGCCATTAGGCAGAAAGTCGACATAATGAAAACTATGTCTGAATATGAATTGAGGCTGCGTGGTCTCGATCTCGCTAATAGAACACGAGAAGCAGAGCTGGAGCGGATTACCGCACGTCCTGTTGATGATTCTGTACAAATAACAATTAAGCGGAAGAATAAAGGTGATGACTGATGGTTCAAATGATGGAGAAGGAAGTCAATCCACATTTTGAGGACTTTCTTTTTGACTGGGATCAGAAGTTTCAGTTCTTGGTGGGCGGTTACGGCTCCTCCAAAAGCTATCATATTGCCCTGAAGCTAATTCTGAAGCTGTTAGATGAAAAGCGAACCGCTCTTGTGATTCGTGAAGTCTATGACACACACAGGGATTCAACCTTTTCGCTGTTTGAAGAGATCGTGAATGATCTTGGACTTGATCATGTCATTCAATGCCGGACATCACCGCTCATGCTTAAATTTCACAATGGCAGCCGGATCATTTTCAAAGGCTTGGACATGCCAGCCAAGCTGAAGTCGATCAACAATATCTCGATCATTTGGATTGAGGAATGTTCAGAAGTGAAGTACGAGGGATTCAAGGAGCTGCTTGGTCGTTTGCGTCATCCAACATTGCAACTGCACATGATCCTATCGACGAACCCTGTCGGTCAGGATAATTGGACGTACAGACATTTCTTTAAGGATGATCAAAACAACCGATTTATCCTGGATGATGAAAGGTTATATAAAGAGCGAACGATCGCTATCAACGATACGTACTATCATCATTCTACAGCTGAAGACAACTTATTCCTTCCGGTCAGCTATATTAAGCAGCTGGATGAACTGAAAGAATATGATCCCGACCTTTATCGAATTGCGAGAAAAGGTCATTTTGGCATAAATGGAATTCGTGTGCTGCCACAATTCGAGGTGCAGCCGCATGAAGATGTGATGCTGGCCATCTCAAATATAAATCGGCCTTTACTTAGAGCGGGCATGGACTTTGGTTTCGTAGAGTCATATAACGCTTTGATTCGACTGGCTGTCGATCACGAGAAGAAATATCTATACATCTATTGGGAGTATTATCAAAAGGGCACAACCGATGATGAAACTGTACAAGAGCTCATCGAATTTGCCAAAACAAAAGAGCTGATCAAAGCAGATGCAGCTGAACCGAAAACAATCGCATACTTCAGGAAGATGGGATACAACATGGTGGCCGCTCATAAGTTCCAAGGATCACGCTTGCAGTACACCAAAAAGATCAAACGGTTCAAGAAAATCATATGTTCAGATTCATGTAAAAACACGATCTATGAGCTTCAGCCACTCACATACAAAACAGACAAGAACGGTAACATCATAGAGGACGAGTTTAAGATTGACCCTCATACTTTTTCAGCCATCTGGTATGCGCTAGATGATTATGAGGTAACGGATCTGAAAGAGCAGCCTAAAGAGCGGACACGTCCGAACAGAGATAGGAGGTCGATGAGAAGGCTATGACAAAACATGTGAAAGCTACTGTGTTTAAAGCAGACATCTCTCAAACTACGAAACAAATTCATGATGATAGTTTTAACTATGCGGCTGATGGATTGATCGAGCCGCCGTACAATATCACAGAACTTAAACAAATAGCTGAGTATTCTACCATTCTTCAGCAATGCATCGATGCGTATAAAACAAACATTCTAGGTTTCGGCTTGGGCATCGAATATGTCTTTGATTTCAACGCTGAGAATGCAAAAGAAGCAAAGAAAGACGAAGCTGAGAAAGAATGGACACAACTTGAAGAGTTCGTCAGATATATGAACTATGATGAGTCAGCCGAAGTGGTTCTTGGTTATGTAATAGAAGACCGAGAGAAAACAGGTAATGGATTTGTCGAAGTGCTTCGAGAAGGTACAGGGAAGCCTGCAGGCATTGAATATCTGGATGCACAATACTTACGTGTTTGTAAGCTGAGCGATCCCGTTGATGTCGAATTCCGATACACAGAAAACGGTCAAGTCAAATCTCTCAAAAGAATGAAGCGTTTCAGAAAGTATGTGCAACAGGTCAACACAAAAAAAGTTTTCTTTAAGGAATACGGCGATCCAAGAACAATGAATTCTTCTACTGGAGAGTACAACGAAGAAACTCCACCTGAACTTGCAGCAAGCGAAGTCATTCACTTTAAGATCGGCAGCGGTACATATGGTGTTCCTCGTTGGATTGGTAACATCGTCAATATGTATGGAGCCCGCAAAGCTGAAGAACTGAACTATCTGTACTTTAAACAAGGGCGGCATGTGCCGGCTGCAATTACTGTAGAGAATGGAATGCTATCTGAAGCATCCTATGAACAGCTGCAAGAGTACATGAATGGCATCGAAGGTTCAGACAATGCACATAAATTCCTTTTGCTTGAAGTCGAAGGGATTCCGAAAAAGAAAAAAGACGAAGTAAGCAATGACGAAGACCCAGCACCTGTGAAAGTTGAAATAAAATCACTGGCCGAGATTCTTCAGGAGGATGCGCTGTTCCTTGAATATGATGAGAAGACGAGAAACAAGATACGTTCTTCTTTTCGTCTGCCGCCGATCTACACAGGCGAATCACAGGATTATAACAAGGCCACAGCTGACACCGCTCGAAAAACGACAGAAGAACAGGTATTCCAGCCGGAAAGAATGATCATCACTGGCAAGCTCAATACACTCTTTCTTCCTGATCTTGATTTGTGGCATGTGCGGCTCATTTTGAATGGTCCTGACTTTCGTGATCCGCTCGAAATTGCAAAGGTTCTTACACCGTTTATTCAAGCAGGAGCAGTTTCACCTAACGATCTGCGAGATCTGGCTGGCCGTATTCTTGGTAAGACACTTGAAGAATGGCCAGAGGAAGAATATCACCGACCAATCGAAGCGAAACCGAAGGCATCAACAAGCTTTTTTGATACGGTTCTTCAAAAGTCTGCGGGTTCCCAGGAGAATCTGATCCATCTCTTAAAAGATGTTAGGGATGAACTAGAGGAGATTCGCAAATGAGTAATATCGATCAGCTGATAAAAAATATCAATACCTTTGTTCAAAAAGCGGAAGAGGATGATGTCAAGGAACTGGAAGCAGCTGTAGCTGATTTCCCTGAACTGAAGGACGTTCCCTCTTTGGTGGAAGAGTATGAGAAAACCACCGCAAAACTTCTCAGAATGCAACGCAGGACGTTTTTGAACGCACTGAATGGTTTTATATCCAAGGACGATTCGGAAACGTTAGAATCAATTCTAGCGTTCTTTCAAAATGACTTATTTGCAGCTGACGAATTTGCGGAGCTGTTTGGAAAAGAAACGGCCATATTTCTGACATTGACCGTCACGCAGCTGGCTGAGAAGATCATGAATTCCATCGATGCAGATATTCCATTCAAGGCGCTTTCTGAGAAAACTGAACAGTGGATTGAATCATGGTCACAGGAATTGGCGCAGCTGATGCAGCTGAATACTCATATAGCCATTGAGCAAACGCTGAAAGAGGGTATAAAAGAAGGCCGCTCTATTCAAGAAATTGAACTGGAGCTGAAGGACCTTCCTGAATTCAGCCGGAAACGCGCACGTGTAACAGCCATTACAGAGGTGTTGACCGCTTCTTCCGTCGCTCAACATGAATCCTACGTCCAATCCCCGGCAGTAACGGGGAAGAAGTGGAAACACAGCGGCGGGAAGAAGAATCAGTCAAGAGAAAGTCACGTGCAGCTGGATGGAACTATCATCCCTTTGGATGAAGAATTTGAGATACCAGGAAGCGGAGAGCGATGCATGTTTCCGAGAGACACAAAGCTCACGCCGAAAGAGAGGGTGAACTGTCATTGTGCGGTTGGTCCTGTGGTTGATCCTGTTATTCTAGGATTGTCAGCTGAGGAAAAAGAAAAAATTAGAAGTCAGCCCTTGTAAAAACTTTTTTTCAAGAAAATTCTAGTATATAAATAATTCCTCAATGCAAATTAAGGTTGTATTCAACTTTAAGGAGGATTATTTATGAACAAACTTGAAATTTCTCTGTCTCAAACAACTCTTGATTCATTTATAAAAAGGAATCTAGAGAATTTCAAACAAGAGACTACTTTAAGTGAAGTTATTATTGAACGGTCAGGGGTTAAAGTAATTGGAAATGTGCATATCGAAAAAATAAAAATAAACAATCTTAGTCTAAACGAGCCAAATCTTATTGATTTGAATAATGTTGAGGTTCAATTCAGATTGTTAAATATAGTAATTGAAGTTGACATTGAAAGAATACATGATGAGCTTAAAATAGGGGGAGTAAGAGTATTTAGTTGGGATTTCTTTGGTGCAAACCCTGACATCAGGTTAACTATTGGGCTTGAAGACTTTGTTCAGCCTAATTTTTCTGCAAGCATGAAATGTTTTGTGAATAATAGGGATATTATAGTGGGGTTAAATAATTTTGATCTTCATAGCTTAAATCTACCTAATGATATTGCATCTAGGATACAGAACAATGTTATTGATGAAATGAAGAATTACATTAAAGATAAAATTCCTGGAAAATGGGAAGACAAAATAATAGACATTATTGGCAATTTGGCGAGATATTTACCAATAAGCAACTTGGGTGATTGGATATTCCAACAGATTTCAAATAGTAAGGTCTTAGAAAAATTAATAGAAAAAGCAGTAAGAGATCAAGTGAAAGATGAAGTTGTTTATTCTGTTCCTCCTGCAATCGAACTGGGATCAGGTAATAAAAAAGTGTCAATTGTTTTTGATGAAACTCAACCGTTCAATGTAGAAGTAAAGGAACAACAACTTATTTCAACAGTTAATTTTAAAGATCTTTAAATAAGAGCTTGAAAGGGGGTGAAAATATGCCACGCGAATTGATAAATGCAAAAATCACACACGTTTCATACGTGGACAAGGCTGCTAATCAAAAGCAGTTCTTTTTTATGAAATCAGAAAAACAGCCAGACTTTCAAAAAGAGATCAAGGTCATTGCAAAGGCTGATGATGCGCAGCGTCTTGTTTATGGTATTGTTTATGAACCAAACGTAGCGGATGCACATGGAGACTATATGACGTCGGAAGAAATCGAAAAAGCCGCTCATGGGTTCCTGAAGGATGCACGTGAGATCGACAAGCAACATGATTTCCAAGGCGGTGTCGGGGAAGTCGTTGAATCTTATATCGCTCCGTCTGACTTTGAAATGGGTGATGAAGTTATCAAGAAAGGATCATGGGTCCTTGTGACAAAAGCATCTGATGAAATCTGGGAACAGATTCAAAAGGGCGAGATCACCGGATATTCAATGGCCGGAACAGCAGACATAGGAAAACAAGAGGATCACAAGCCAGCTTCTGATGAGAAGGGGCTTTTTTCTTTGCTTAAAAACTTCTTCTCTAAAGGAGAAGTGAAGAACCGATACGACAAAGGCCGCATGCGTCGTGAGTTTTGGGCGGCACAAGATGCACTGAATTCCGTTTTGTATAAATGGGATTCTTACGACGATGAAGACTTGGAGACTGATCCTGACAAGGTTAGGGCAGCATTGCAAGATTTTGTGGAAATCACACAAGAGATTTTGCTTACTGATGACTTAGCGGGGATCCAAACCGATCCACCTGAAGAAGTCGCAAAAGCTGGCCGAAAGTTTTCAGCTGCTAACTTAACTGAATTGAAAAATGCAAGAGCCGCTATCGACAACTTGCTAAGTCAAGCGGAAGAGAAGGAGGAAGAAGAAGTGAACAAAGAAGATCTGCAAAAGATGCTAGATGACACAATTGCACCGGTTATAAAGCGTCTGGATGACCTTGAGAAGGGAGAAGGCGAAGGTCAGCCTGATCCGCAAGAAAAACAAATTGATGAAGAGGTCGCAAAAGAAATGGCCGCAGCTGTAGAAAAGGCATTGGCTCCAGTTGTTGAAAGAGTCGAAGCCCTTGAAAAAGCACGTCCGCAAGGTAATGGTGTAGGAGATCAACAACAAGAGCAAGTCGAGAAATCTGTATGGGGCGGCTTGCTTTAAGCCGAGAAAAAGGAGGAACTAGAGTGAGAAATCAAGATATGATCAATAAAGCGGAAGTGACGCTTGGGACGTTAAAAACAGGCGGTCTCATGAATCCGACCCAATCTAGCACATTTATTCGTATGGTGCAAAATGCACCAACACTGTTACAAGATGCACGTGTTATTCCAATGGATAGCGATGCACAAAAAATCGAAAAAATCGGTTTTGGTCAGCGGATTCTTCGTCCTGGTCAAGAAGGTGTAGGTTTAACTAATGAGCAAAAGACTGCGCCAACAACGAGCACTGTGGAGCTTAATGCAAAAGAAGTCATCGCTGAAGTAAATATCACATATGACACACTTGAAAATAACATCGAGGGTGATAATTTACAAAATACTATCATGCAAATGCTTGCTGAGCGTGCAGCCGTTGATATTGAAGAATTAATTTTGAATGGTGATACGAAATCTAGTGATGCATATCTAGCGCAACTTGATGGTATCCGCAAACAAGCGGAATCCCATATCGTAGATGTAGCTGGCGAACCACTTACACGCCAAGTATTCAAACAAGGATACAAAGCTGTTCCATCTAAATATTTGCGTATTCCACAAGAGTTCCGTTTTTACACGTCTCCAGGACAAGAAGTCGAGTGGAAAGACAAAGTGGCGGATCGTCAAACGAATCTAGGGGATGCAGCTGTACAAGGTGGACTTTCTTCTGCATTTGGTGTGCCGGTCAAAGGTATTGCAAACATGCAGCCATATGAAATGGGAGAGGACGGCACAGATGTTTCGGACATCTTATTGACTCATCCTAAAAACATTATCCTTGGCTTCTCTCGCAATATTCGTATCGAGGTTGATAAGGATATTCGCAGACGTAAATTCATCATTGTGTTGACTGCGAAGCTCGACAGCAAATTTGAGGAAGAAGATGCTGTTGCTAAGATCGTCAAGGTCAAGGAGTGATCAACATGTATACAGCCGAATTGATCAAGGGAAAGACATACGCTGTGATGGGTCATGTCTTTCTTCTTAATCAAGTAAAGGAAATCGAGAAAAAGGTTTTTCAATATCTCGATGGCAATGAGTTTTTTGCTTGTAAGGAAGTAAAGGCTCCTGCTGATGATCCAAAAACGGATGAGCCGGTGAAAGAGGAAGAAGAACCGGCACGAGAAGCAAAAACCTACACTGAAACTGAACTGAAGGGCATGAACAAAACTGAACAAGAAGCCATTGTTATTGATCTTGGCGGCGATCCGACTCAGCTCAAAGATAAGAGTGAAAGAATTGCCTTCATCCTTGAAAACCAAGAGCATCAAGAAAAAGCAGGAGAGTAAGGCTGATGCTGATCTCTCCTGAAGATGTTAGGGCATATACAGTCTTTGAATCTGTTAAAAACCGCTCAGATGAACTATTGGAAAGTGACATCATTGAGGCTGAAGCTGAGGTATTTAAGATCGCAGGTCATGATTTCACAAGTGAAAAATATCAGCCGCTTCCTGAAAAGGCAAAGATCGCATTGATTAAAATGGCGCAGTTCTTCGCACTGATCAACGGCGATGAATCAATCATAAAAGGGTACAAGTCGGAAAAGATCGGTGACTATTCATACACCTTGGCAGACGGGAACGCCGTTTCAAAGCCAGATGTGTATAACCTGTTGATAGATTTCATTGAGCCAGGAGAACCGCCAGAAGATCCAGGCAGCATCAAATTAAGGTTGAGATCGCTATGAGTTATCAATCATTATTAACGGATCGATGCGACATATATCACTTGCAAACAGAGCAGCTGTCAAAAGATCGCTATGGAATACCTGTCCAAGATGCGCAGCCGCTCTTTTCATATCCTGATGAGCCTGATCAAGTTGCGCAGCCATGTTATTTTACGGAGAAAAACCAATCCATCACACAGCAGGAGCCAAACGCAACCATTCATCAATCGTACCTTGTTCATTTTCCTATTACCGCTGATGTCCGAGTAAATGACAAAGTGGTATGGGAAGGCGTGACATTGAAACTCCAAAAGCCCAGACAGATCAAAAATCACCACATTGAGGTGATAGCGATGAGGAGTGAAAGTCTTTGAGGATTGATGGTTTAGATCAGTTTATTGAGGATTTGAATGCAGCTGTTAATGGTGGCTTGCAAGCAGAATATGAAGAGTGGTTGGAAGCGATGGGTTATGAGTTCCTAGACATCGTTCAAGATGAAGTTATCCGAACAAAAACGGTGGATGCTCGCCGTTTGCTCAACTCATTCCAAAAGGGAGACCAAGAAAACGTCTTTTCGATGAGCAGTGGCGGTCTGACGTTGGATGTTGGGACCAACTTAGAATACGCATCATACACAAATGATGGGCACTTTACGATTGATCCCTCCAAGAATCTGGACAGGCGTTGGGTTCCTGGCAGATGGGTTGGTGACCGGTTTGAATACGATTCAAACGCTGAAACAGGAATGCTTCTAAAGTTCCAGTGGGTTGAGGGCAGCGGCTATTGGGATAATGCGTTGGCCATCTTTGGACAGATGTTTGAACAATCATTGGACCGCAAGCTGCAGCAATGGATTGATCGGCATTTTGGGAGATGATTAAATGAATCAAGAAGTCGGAGCCATCATGAATTATTGTTACAAGCGGTTTCCGGTGAAAGTATATGAAAAAGAGATTCCTGAACAGTTTCAAATCCCATCGATGTACTTTCCATCAGCATGGGTCAATACAAGGAACGATACTGTGTCAACTTTCCTCAAAACATATACGCTGCATGTTAAAGTGTTTCACAAGGACTCTGGACAGGCTCATGATGCAGCTGAATCGATTGTAGATGCCTTATCAGCGGATCGGAATATCATTCAGATGGTCAGTGTAGAAGGTGAACTGCTTGATCAATATGTTCGCATTAAGAGGGCAGAGACAAGAATTGCTGATCAAGGCGTGGCAACGATTGTCCTCACATGGGATAGTGCTTATTGGTACAACCGAGACGAGCAGCCAAGCCTTGACGACATAAATTTTTCAGACGGGGTGATCAAACGTGAGCAAGACTAAAAATGAATCACAGGTGAAAGAAGAAAAAGCCGCACCTGTTCTTACTAAAGAAGCGGCATTTTCATTTGAAGCCTTGAAAGAGCACAGCAAGGAATTGTTTGGCGTAAAGCCTGAAATCCTTGAAGGTGCTCTTTTTTATATCAAAGATCAACCAATTACAAAAACAGAAGCAAAGAAGCAGATTGATGCTTTTTTGTCTAAGGAGGTTTAAGCATGAATGGAGGTACTTTCACGCCAGGTACAGAAAAGAAGCGTCCTGGTATCTACTTCAATTTCAAAACCACAGCACAGCAGCGAATTACTTTAGGCGATCGCGGCACCGTTGCACTCCCAATCACAATGAGTTGGGGAGAGCCTAAGACGTTTATCTCTATCTCAGGCATCGAGGACTTAAATAAAAAAGTCGGATTAAACATCGATGACAAGTCGCTTCTTCTTTTCCGAGAAGCGAAGAAAAAAGCACAGACGGTTCTTTTATATCGCTTGAATGAGGGTGAACCTGCAAAGGCTCAGATCAGCGAGAATTTCAACGTTCTTGCCAATTATGGCGGACAGAAAGGTAATGAGGTGACAATCCAAGTCACTGAAAACGTATTGGATAGCTCCAAGCGTGATGTGGTGACTTACGTGGGTACAGACATTGTCGATAAACAGGTGGTCAAAGATGTCAAAGAGCTGAAGCAAAACAAATATGTTTCGTTCTCTGGTGAAGGAGAAGTGACAATCACCGCTGGTGTAACACTAAGCGGCGGGAAAAACGGCGTGCCAAGCGTGGCAGATTACACAGCATTCCTTGAAGAAGCTGAAACAGAATACTTTGACGTAATTGCGCTACCTAATAACACTAGCGAGCAGTTAAAAGCGACATTTGTGGCTTTCATCAAGCGGCTGCGTGATGATCAAGGACGTAAGGTGCAAGGTGTTTTGGCAAACTATCCGGCTGATCATGAAGGAATTATCAATGTCACAAGCGGTGTTCTGCTAGAAGACGGCACAGAGATCACGCCAGCCAAAGCAACTGCATGGGTGGCCGGTGCATCTGCAGGAGCAAACTTCAATCAGTCGTTAACCTTTGTGGAATATGAAGGGGCTGTTGATACATTAGAGCGTCTTGATAATGATCAAGTTGAATACCGCTTGTCACAAGGCGAATTCTTGTTCACGTTTGATGCGAGAGATCGCACAGTAAGCGTTGAGAAGGACATTAACTCTTTAACGACTTACACAACAGAGAAGAACAAGACATTTGCTAAAAACAAGATCATTCGTGTGCTTGATGCGATCAACAATGATCTCACACGTGAATTGAAGGATTTAATTAAATTACGCAAAGCAAATGGCAATGACATTCCAGCATCTGATGACGGGTTGCAGCTGGTGAAAACACTCATTACGCAATATCTAACTCAGTTGCAAGACGGATCTGGAATCACTGGCTTTGACTCTGAAACTGATATTACGATCGCTTTGAATGAAGATCGTGACGGTTTCTTGATTGATCTAGCTGTTCAACCTGTTGATGCAGCTGAAAAATTCTATTTCAATGTAGAGGTGAAATAAGATGGCTTTTAAAGCGCAGAATACCATTTCAGGTAAGGAAGGGCGTCTTTTTCTCGACGGTGAGGAAATGGCGTTCATCAAAACGTTTGAAGCGAACGTGGAGAAAAACAAATCAGAGGTCAATGTCATGGGCCGTCGTATGACCGGTCACAAGACAACCGGTGCGAATGGTACTGGCACAGCGACTTTCTATAAAGTCACATCGCGCTTTGTGCAGCTCATGCTGAACTATGTAAAGAAAGGACAAGATCCATACTTCACCATTCAAGCTGTACTGGATGACAAATCATCCGGCCGCGGCACAGAGCGTGTCACATTGTTTGATGTGAACTTTGATTCTGCAAAGATCGCAGGGCTTGATGTGGATTCAGAAGCACTGGAAGAAGAGGTTCCGTTTACGTTCGAGGATTTTGATCTTCCTGAAAAACTGAAGGATAGTTTTTAATTTCAGGAAAGGCATTACGAATGACTAAAAAATATGTTATTTTTATTTCAGTCTTCGATATGGTATAATTTTTTTAGCAAATGGGTTAAAAAAGGGTTAACTTTTAACCCAAAGCTTTTTAGAAAACGTGTTTACATGCAAAGCAATTTGCATAAAATAAAAAGAAGCCAGGATGCGTCAACATCCCGGCAATGTACAATGAGGCCCTTCAAGGGGCTGGCTTATCAATTAGATAGTTTTAAGGATAGACTTTCCCTTCAACCGTCCAAAGCTCAAGGGGAGTCTATTTTTTGTTTATATACGTCAACAAGGCAAGGATAAACATCCCGAATAAAAGCATTAGGGAAATCGCTTGGAACGTTGACATGAGCATCACCCCCTTCCTATCGGGGATGAGCCAGACACCCTTGAGCAAGCCGTTCAATTGTACGAATTATATTATACATGAAAAGATTGGAAAGCACATTCAAAAAATGGATGTGCTTTTTTGCATTCAAAAAAACAAATCAAAGGGAGTTTTTAAACATGAGCGAAAAACAAACAAACAACGTATATGATCTTTCATTCTTTATGCCAGGACAAACAACAGAAGCGGAAGAAGTTAAATCATTCATTTCAAAGCGTTTCGTTGACAAAGAAGGTAAAGTGATTCCATTCGTATTCAAAGCGATCACAACAGAGCGCATCGATGAACTGGAGAAAGAAAACACGACTTTCAAAAATGTTAAAGGTCGTGGACGTGTGAAAGACTTGGATTCCCAACGTTTCTATGCACGTATCGCAGTTGAATCAACCATTTACCCAGACTTCAAATCAAAAGAACTTCGTGAAGCATACGGCACCCAAGATCCAGTCGAAGTGGCAAAACGTGTCCTATCTGTCGGCGGTGAATATGCGAACTGGTTAAACAAAGCCATTGAGGTTAACGGTTTTGAAGATGAAATTGAGGACCTTGAAACTGAAGCAAAAAACTAATAAAAGACGGGAACAAAGAGGCTGTGTATCTGTATTACTGCATGCATGAGCTTCATTACTCCCCGTCTGAACTCTTAGAGGTCTATGAAGCGCCAAGGCGTTTCAAGGGCTTTTTGTTTGGGTTAATAGCACATAAATTAGAAGTGCTTGAAAAGGAATCGAAGAAAGGAGGATAAGACATGGCTCGTTTAACAGCACGGTTTGATTTACAAGACCGGATCACGCGTAAATTGCGTTTGATCAGAGGGGACTTAGAACGACTTGATAGATTGCGCCGCAGATCAGAGCGGCCAATTACTTTAAGAATCAGGGACAATGCCACAATTGCATTAAGACGTGTGCAGCGGTTTGTTTTGCGTGATCTTGCTCGAACTTATCAGCTGACGCTTGATGTAAATGATCTGGCCACAAAAGCACTACGAAAGTTCAATGGCTTTGTGCAGCGCAAGATGCCGCGTACTCATAGTGTGCTGATGCGCATTAAAGATCAGGCAACACCAGGGCTTGTCAGGCTTCGTCGTTATATCAACCGTAACTTTGGTAAAGTAGAACGGTTTGCCATAACGGTTCATGATCGTGCGACCGCAGGGATCAAACGTATTGCATCATATGCAGCGCGTCAGCTTGGTCGAGGATACAGCTATACCATTAGAGCCATTGATATGGTCCGACGTACAGTCAGCCGTATAGCGTCTTATACACGGAATACGTTAGGGACTGAATACAGGGTGGCGATTAATGCGATCGATCGTTTCACCGCTCCAGTACGTGGGGCTGTCTCATTTGCGAATACCCATTTGGGACGGACTTACACAACCACAATCAAGGTTCTTGATCTTATCACAAAACCATTGAGAGGGATCGTGTCAGCTGTCACCAGTACACTTGGATTGCTTGGAGTCGGTGCCGGTGCAACAGGTGGTATTGTTGTGCCGCTCAAAATGGTTGCGGATCGCCAGAACATGACCACGGCTTTTGAAACACTGCTCGGCAGCAGAGGAAAAGCAGATGCACGTCTGGACGAGCTGACGGCCTTTGCTGGTCAAACGCCATTTACTCGTGATGAGATTTTCGAGTCAAGTCGTGTTCTTCAAGTATTTACAGGCAATGCTCTTTCTACGACTGAAGGCATGAAGCTAGTCGGGGATGTTGCTGCAGGTGTTCAGCGGCCGTTCTCAGAAGTTGCGCTATGGATGGGGCGTTTATATGACGGCATTAAATCGGGGCGTCCTATCGGTGACGCAACGGCAGCTTTGCAAGAAATGGGGGCGATCTCTGGTGATGCCAGAGGTAAGCTCGAAAAACTTGCAAAAAGCGGCAAGGACATAAATAAAACGTGGCCAGAAGTAACAAAAGAGTTTGGCAAATACAACGACATGATGATCAAAATGTCGGACAACTTGGCCAACTTATTTCTGGGTGTCAAATCATTCATCAACAACAGCATCCTGATGCCTTGGGGTAAAGGACTTGCAGCTGCGTTTCAACCTGCGTTAGAAGCATTTAGAACGTGGCGTGGGGAATATTCCTTTGTGCTGACTGATCTATCAAACAAAGCTGAAAAGGCGGGCAAGAAATTCGCTAACAGCTTCCTGAATCCGACAAAGAGTGTTTTCGGATTTATTGGTGATCAGTTCAAAATTTTGTTCCCTGGAGAAAAACTCTCCAAGAAGCAAATGAAAGAGCTCAAAGTGAAATTTAAGGATAACCCCAAATTGCAGAAACACTTTGAACAGCTTGAGAAATATCGAGATATGAGCTTTGAGACAAGATGGAAGCTCGTCCTTGATAATACGAAAGACGTTTTTGGCCAATGGTGGGAAAAGACAGGGAAACCAGGTCTTTTTAAGATGGCTGAAAATATTGGGAAGACTTACGGCGGTATCATAAACGGTGTTATCAACGGTCTACTTGGTATTGATGACAAATCATCCGAGGACAGTTTCACTGATGCAGGAGCCAAAGCAGGAAAGATATTCATTGAATCATTTTTAGAAGCTCTTGATCCTGTGCAATTAGGAATTCGTATTGCCAAGAAGATAGGTGAGATCAACTGGAATGCCCTTACTGGAGAAGGCTCAATTGCTGGTGCACTGATTGCCAATGCATTTGCACTCGCATTCCTTGGAAAAGTGGCCACTTTATTAAAGCCGCTTAAATCCATCCTTTCAGGAGCCTTTGCTGCCTACAAATGGGGAAAAGGTTTAAGAGGAGGAATGGGAGCAGGAACGAGCGGCGGTGTAATTGGTGGTTCTGGAGGAGCAGGGCGACCGCCAAGGAACCAACGACCTCCTGAATATCGTCAGCCTTGGATCAATAGAGGTGAGCCAGTAAGACCAACAACGCCAAACCAAGGTCGTGGCGGTGGATTCTTAGGAAATCTCGGTAAAGGTGCAAAGAGTATTGGAAAACGCATTCCTATTCTCGGTACACTGATTGCCGCAACAGAGTTAATCGGTATGAACAATGATAATAAAGGCGAGAAGATCGGTGGGTTCACAGGAAATCTAGGTGGCGGTATCGGTGGTGCCGCGATAGGAACAATGATCGCACCTGGTATCGGAACCGTTATCGGTGGAATTTTAGGAAGCATCTTTGGCGGTGATCTTGGCAAATGGATTGGAAAGATGTTCGACAACGGAACCATCAAGAAAAAATGGGATGAGATCGTCAAATGGTCAGAGGATGCAATCAAGTGGATTAAAGATACATGGAAAGATATTTCTACTTGGTTCAATGACAACGTGGCTGAACCAATTGGTGGTTTTTTTGAAAAAGCATGGACAAAAATTAAAACCACTTGGGAGAAAGTCTCTAACTGGTTCATGGAAAAAGTATTCATACCTATCTATAACTTTGTTGTACCAATCATCAACTTTGTTGTTGGTGTTTTTGTTGTTGCTTGGAACATTATTAAAACCATATGGGGTGTTGCATCAACTTGGTTCATGGAAAAGGTATGGAAACCATATGGTCAATATGCAGTAGAAGCCATTGGTGTGGTATGGAATAAACTTGTTGATACATGGAATTGGATCAAAGAGACATGGGGAGTATTGTCTGAGTGGTTTAATGAATATGTGTGGACACCATTTAAGACATATGGCATTCCAGCTATCATGTTTATCTGGAATCTATTCAAAGGTACATGGAACTGGATTAAAACCACGTGGGTGATACTTGCAGCTTGGTTCGATGAGTATGTGTGGCAGCCGTTTAAAACTTACGCTTTACCAGCCATTATATTCGTTTGGAATCTATTTAGAAACACGTGGAATTGGATTAAAACTACGTGGGAAAAACTCTCTACTTGGTTTTATGAAAACGTATGGCAGCCATATAAGAAATATGCGGAACCAGCGATTTCCTTCGTGTGGGAGAAATTCCAAGATGCCTGGAGAATTATCAAAGGTATCTGGAAGACAGTGAGTGGATGGTTTGAAAAATATGTTTTTAATCCATTAAAAAAACATGCTGAGAATCTAAAAAATACGTGGGATGGCATCTTTAGTGTTGTTGGCAATGTGGTTGATAAAGTCAAGGGAGTAAGCGGAAAGGTATTTACCATCTTTGAAAAAAAAGGTGAAGAAAAGACAGGGTATAAAAAAATCCCTACTAAGGGGAAAAAGCCAGATCAGAAAGCCACCGGTGGTTATATAACCCAGCCAACCTTATCATGGGTCGGTGAAGCTGGGAACGAATTTGTCATTCCAACTCAAAATAACCGAGGGCGCGGAAAGATGCTGCTTGCTCAGGCTGCTTCTCACCTTGGAATGTCTGTTGTGCCAAACGGTGCATCACCAACCTCTCCAGCAAGCTCATCGTCTCCAATGAGACCGGCAGCTGCTTCATCAGTTTCTACTTCTACAAGTGGATCGGTATCAATTGGAGACGCGGCCAACGCATCAAAATACGGGGAACAGTTTAGCACTGATTTTGAAAAAGGGTTAAACAGCAAAGTCGTTTCGCTTGAACAGTGGAAACAAGCCAATATCAAGCAACCATTTACTCAAATTCAGACATCGACTCCGCAGTATGGAGCGCAAACTGTCACCGGCTTTGCTGCAGGTCAAAACATGACACCAACTGGCACAGGTCAATTCTTAGATCAAAATGTAAGACAACCTTTCTTATCCGCTCGCCAAGAGTCACCTACCTGGGGCGGTGGACTGATTGACGCCTTTAATAGCGGTATGATGTCAAAAGGAAGTGAAGTGACACAAGCAGCCAAGGACATGGCCAAGAAGGTAGAACAGGCGTTTAGGGAAGAGCTAGACATTCATTCTCCTTCACGTGTCATGATGAGTCTTGGGAAATTCGCATCGATCGGAGTCGTCAAAGGTCTTGATTCAGTTGACGTGAAGAAATTCGCAGAGAATCAAGCTGGTTCCTTGATCGCTGCATTTAGCGGAATGGGCGCATCTAACCTGAGTGTTCAACAATGGCTGATGGCTGCTTTAATGGCAACCGGTACATCGATGAGCTGGCTTCCAGGTCTGATGACCATCGCGCAGAATGAGTCACGTGGAAACCCGAAAGCGATCAACCTATGGGATTCAAACGCCAAGAGAGGAACGCCGTCTAAAGGATTAATGCAGACCATTGATCCGACCTTTAATTCTAACAAGGCAAGCGGCATGAATGACATCTGGAACCCGATCCATAATGCTGCAGCTGCTATCAATTACATCAAAGGCAGATATGGAAGTGTCTATAATACGCCCGGATTGAGAAGTATCAGAAATGGTGGACCATATAAGGGGTATGCAAACGGTGGTCTAATCACGCAAGAACAAATCGCTAGAGTCGGTGAAGGAAACAAGCGTGAATGGATCATACCGGAAGAACGCGGCATACGTGGCCGCTACTTGTTGGCGCAAGCTGCACAGGCTTTAGGAATGGACGTATACGATCCGGCCACTGCTGCATCATCTGAGCTTTCACAAGGGCAGGTGCAAACAGTAACAGCTGGCACAGCAAATGCACCGTCTGCTTCAGGTGGATCAAAACAGATCATCATTAATTTTAATGGTGAGCAGCATTATCATAATGGCCAAGACGCAGAAAACCTTGCAGAGAAGATCAAGCAGATGCTCATTGATGAGTTAGAGAATGAAATCAACACAGGAACGAAGGGAGTCGTGATCGATGGCTAAATCAAAATATCAATTGTGGATTTCGCAAGGGAAGGACAAATTACGATTCCCTGTTCTTCCTGAGAAATTAGAACTCAATAACAACGTACAAAATGAATCTATCAAAGTATCAAAATTTGGCGAGCTTACATTCTTGGATGTACCAGGGGCTCGCCAAATTTCATTTACAGCTTTTTTTCCCAAGAAGTATACACCGATCGCTGAATATAAAAGTATTCCATCACCAGAGAATGCGATTGCCAAAATAGAGCGATTCATGAAGTCAAAAAAGCCTGTACGTTTTATTGTCACAGGCACCAAAATCAATATGCAGTGCAGCATAGAAAGCTTCAATCACAATGAAGGCACTTATGATGTTGGTGATCGAGAGTTTACTTTGCAACTCAAAGAATACAAAACGGCATCACCTAGAAAAATCAAACGGAAAGCCAAAAAGAGCAGCAAAAAACGCAGCTCAAAAGGCGCGCCAAAAGTATACACCGTTAAAAAGGGCGATACATTGTGGGATATTTCTGGCCGCTTCTATGGTGATAGTACAAAATGGCGCCGCATTTGGAATGCGAATAAAGCCGCAATGATCAAACGAAGTAGACGCAATATTAGACAACCAGGGCATTGGATTTTCCCTGGTCAAAAATTAAAAATACCACAATAGGGGGGGCTGACATTGATTGAGCTTTTTGCCATCAGAAGCGGCACCATGTACGAGCTTGTGACAGAGAGTGTGACACTTCGGGGGCAAAGGTATCAGGCTCCCCGCTCAATACAAGCAACGATCGTGACAAAACAAGGAAGTCAAAAGTATTACAGCATCAAAGAGGGTGACACTGTTCTTTTCAAATGGAAAGGAAAAGAACTCTTTCGAGGAACAGTGTTTGCAAGAACGCCCAAAGATGAAAAGCTCACTTTTACTGCTTATGACATGCTTCAGTATTTGGTGAAGAACCAGGATGTCTATGTCTTTGCAAACAAGCGGGCTGATCAAATAATGAAGCGGCTTGGTCAAGATTTTCAGATCCCGATGACGTCGATCGCTAACACTGGCCATGTCATTAAATCACTTGTATTCAAAAACGATACAAGCCTGTATGACATCATCTTACAGGCATTAAAAGAAACAAAGAAGCAAACAGGGCGTAACTATCAAATCTATTCTGCTAAAGGCAAGATGGGGCTTAGAGCATGGCCTGATCCGTCCGAAGTATGGGTCATTGAATCAGGCGTGAATCTCATTGATTATCAGTACAGCACCTCGATTGAGGAAACAGCCACACGTGTGAAGATGAGAGCGACACATGTGGAAAAAATTAAGGTGCTGAAGAAGGAAAAAAAGAAATCTAAGACTACTGACAAAGATAAAGAAAAAGATAAGAAAACGACCAAACCTACGAAGCCGAAAACTGTCACGCAAAAGAAAGAGATTGAGATGCTGGCTGTGGCGAATGATAGTGCTGCTAGAAGCAAATACGGCATCCTGCAGCACGTCGAAAGAGTGTCAGGGGAGATCAACCAAGCACAGCTGCAAAAGAGAGCTGATGTCCGACTGGCGCAAAAGAAGGGTGTAAAAAAAGAACTGAAAAGCATCCAAGCTCTAGGTATTCCTGGATTACAAAGTGGTATGCCAGTACGCATCATCATCCCTGATATCGGCATCAAGAAAACGTATTGGATCGATCAAGACAGCCATGAATTTAAGGGAACCAAACACACCATGACGATCGATGTCGTTGAAAAAAATACAATACCAACGGGGAATCAATCATGAAACTAAGTGAGGCAATTAAGCAATTGGCCGTCAATGCTGTTGATGCACAATCACCAATGGAATTGATACTCGGTGATGTTGTGTCTGTTTCTCCTCTTAGTGTTAGGCTCAACGAAAATGACAAACTCATAATGCCAGAAGAACTTCTTATCTGGCCAGCTCGATTGGACGAAGGGGAAGATGATGCACTCGAAGAAGGCGATAGTGTCATGGTCCTTGCGATGACAGGCGGTCAGACGTTTTATATCTTAGATAAAGTAGTAGGAGGTGGTTCATAATGGCTCTTTCACCTGAAGAGGAAATTGAAGATTTTGAGGAAGATGAAGATGATATTGTCGAGCCTTCTACCACCTACCGAATCGACTTTGAAACTGGCCGTCTAACCAACGAAAAGATTAATGGTCTCGATGCCATTCGCCAATTTGTCTATATGGCTTTGCGAACGGAACGATATTCACATGCCGTTTATAGCCATGATGTAGGATGTGAGGTTCAAGAAGCTGTGTCTGATGAAGAATCAACGGACGAATACAAGGAGATGGAGATCCCGCGGCTCATTGAAGAAGCACTTCTTGTTGATGAGAGAATCGAAAGTGTTCAAGATTTTGAGATCACTAAAGAGGGGGCAGCCTTTAAGGTGATATTTGAAGTGGTGACAGATGAGGGAACCTTGGAGATCGAGGAGGTGATTGGCGAAGATGTTTGAAGAACAATCGTATGAAGCCATCATGGAACGCATGTTGGAACGTATACCCGATGATATTGATAAACGTGAAAACAGCGTTATATGGAATGCGCTGGCTCCTGCAGCTGCGGAACTTGCTCAATCTTATATATGGCTTGATCAGGTATTCGATCTTGTCTTTGCGGATACAGCGCAGGGAGAATTTTTAGATAGACGAGCTGCTGAAGTGGGGATCACTCGTAAAGCGGCCACAAGTGCTGTATGGTCCGTTGAAGTCGCACCTGAAGGTATCAGAATACCAATTGGCTCAAGGTTCTACATTGACAGTCTATATTTTCAATATCAATCTGACGGCACGCTGAAGTGTGAAACCACTGGTGCTGTAGGCAATGGTAATTTTGCAGAGCTGCCGCTCCTATCGCTCGATAACATACCAGGATTAGAGTCTGTCATTTTTGGAGAATTGAAGATACCGGGGCAAGAGGAAGAAGATGATGAAGCTCTTTATGAGCGGTACTTGATGAGGGCAAGGCGGGAAGCTGTCAGCGCCAACAAAGCGCACTATAAAAAATGGGCTGAAGAAGTAGAAGGAGTCGGCAGGGCAAAGGTATTTCCTCTTTGGAATGGTGAAGGCACAGTAAAAGTTGTCATCACTGACGGGAATTTTGATGTGGCGACGGATCTGCTCGTCAATAAGGTCCAAGAGTACATTGATCCTGTTCCAGGAGAAGGGGAAGGTCAAGCACCAATCGGGGCTATTGCCACTGTTGAAAGCGCCAAGTGGAAAGATGTTGAGGTGTCCGTATCTGTGGAGCTTAAAATGGACTATTCACTTGAAGATGCTCAACAAGAAATAGAAGGGAAGATCAAGTCTCTCCTGAAATCACTTGCCTTCGAGGAGAACGTGATCAGAATGTCAGCGATCAATGACATTTTGTATCATGCGGATAGTGTATCGGACTATTCGAATGTCTTGATCAACGGCGAAGCCAAAAACTTGCCCCTCCAAGACATTGAAATCCCGCGTCTAGGGCAGGTGATCGTCAATGAGCAAGTATGATGATATGAAAGTCTATCTACCTTCCTATCTAACGGAGATCACTGAATTTGATGAATTAATGAAATCAGAGGCTCCAGAGATGGAAAGGCTAGATGATTCTATTTTTGATATGACTGATCAACTGTTTCCGCTCACTGCCACGGGGGGGCTTAATCGATGGGAAAGGATGCTGAAGGTGCAGCGTGAGTCAGGTGATTCTATTGAGCTGCGCAGGGCACGTATATTGAATCTCATGTCCAACATTCCACCGATCACATACGCATCTTTAGAAAGGGCTGTGAATCGCTTTCTGAAGAATCCTAGCGCAGTGGTTCGTCTAACAACTGGCCGCTATCATTTTTCCCTTCGTGTTAATTTGGATGACCTGCAGAACACCAGATACATTGTGGAGACGCTTGAAAACTTAAAGCCTGCACACCTGGCTTACAAATTCACAAGCGTTCATCATACTGATGTTCATGAAATCAAAGATTATCGTAACCGGCTCACACTGCGCAGCAGAGTGGGCTTTTTTGATCACATCCCGATCCTGCTTAATGGGGAGTTTTTGCTGAATGGAACTTTTTATTTGAGTGGATCGCGCAATTCAACAGATATTCCAGAGCGCTTCAGGCAATCTTTAAAACTGGCCATGAAGCTCAAAAAAGAAATGAAAGTTCTTGGACGTACAAGATATGTCATGATAGGAACCAAAAACGAAACGGATCAACAAGCAGCTCTTACACTTCGATCTCGTTTCAAACACGTAAATAAAGAAAAAAGGAAAGTAACATTCCGCATGGCTGCTCATGTATCAAATAAGCAAAGCGGAAGTGTAATCATTAAGCAGAAATATTGGACGCTTGATGGATCAGTACTGCTAGACGGTTCAAAATATCTAGCTGCCACGTCCAAACAAATAGATTTATAAAGGAGGATCATAATGGCTGATCAATTAACCGTAACAACGCTTTATGCTCGGCAACAAATGGCGAAGGCTAGAGCGGAGGGAACAAGGCTTACGAAAGTGGTCAAGATGGCTTTCGGAAAGGGTGGGACGAAGGATGGGAAACCGATTTCCCTGGATGGAACTGAGCAAGCATTGAAGAGTGAGCTTGTTCAAAAAGAAATTGATTCATATGAATTCATGGAACCAGCAAAAATCCGCTACACCTGCACGATCGCTGAAGGGGAGCTTGCTGGGGAAGTCATTAATGAATTGGCTCTTGTCGACGAAGACGGCAAATTCACCGCCATCCGCACCATGACAGACAAGCAAAAAGATGGTGACATTGAATTCATCTTTGAGATTGATGACATCTATTAAGAAAGGAGCGATCATTGATGGACATTAAATCTCCTAAAGTGTTTGAAACAAGTGACAAAGCTCATGCGGATCTGTTCAATGACATGGTGAAGGTATTACTTGAAAATGATACTGGACTGTTAGATCAGATCATTTGCCATGTTGACGATACTAAGCCGCATGCATCTGAAGCAGAGAAGAAGAAATGGAATGAATCGCAGCTATATAAAATCACAGCTGATGACGGCAAATACTTGATCTCTGTTCCAGCTGACAAAAATATTTATGATGCAATAAAAGACAAAGGGACTTGTACTTTCATTGCATCCCCTGGTGTAGAAGATTCCCCTGCACCTAGTAATGCCTATTTGAGAGGAATACAGACTGTTGGCCAAAACAATATCGGAACTGGTTTTGCGGTAGATACGTCAGGTAATGCGTATTACTTCTACTATAATTCTAGCCATATATCAATCACTTGGACGCAGCTGCCGTCAGTTACCGAAAGGAATAAATGGAATAATGGTCAGTTATATAGGCTCACACCAAACGATGGAAGAATTGCAAGGGTTCCAAATGGTACCGATATATTTAAATTACCGACAGGTCCTTACATGGGAGCTCAATTGTTGAATGCTCCAGTAGAAAATGATACGAGCTTTTATTATGTTGATGTTTTTGAAACAGAGTATGAACAAAATGAAGTCATATATAAACGCATTATCGCTACAAGATCATTTGATAACATAACTTGGATAGGTACATTCCATGCTCAAGGTTTCAAAGGGTGGGAGAGAATTACAACCAGTAAAGATGCAAAACTCGATTGGAAGTTCCCCACGATCAGGAACGGGTGGAAAACTTATAAATCTGAGGTCAATAATGATTATCGGGTAAGAGTTGCAAAAGATGCTTTGGGCATAGTGCATGTTACAGGAGCGATTGCAGGTGGAACATTGGGAGAAGTCCCTGCGTTTACATTACCGGAGGGATGTGAACCGCCTTTCCCTCTCTATAATGTTGGCATCGCTTCTAGTACCGGTGGTTTTAAGGGACCGCAATTTAGTAGACAGTATATCGCTACAGATGGGCGTTTCTGTATACAAGACACGAGTAGTAATACTGAGTTTATTGTCGTGAATTGTATGTTTAAAGCAAAGGAGTGATTTTATGAAGCCAATATACGCCTATGATGAAAATTTTAAGTATATACCTGGTGGGGATAAAGAAATACCTGATGATGCTGAAATTCCAGAGGGGTTTACGGATGTACAACCGCAAGAAGGGTTATATATAGCTGAATACAATCCCACAAGTAAGACATGGAGTGAGTCAGCAACCCAGGAGTACATTGATAGCTTACAAATAGAGCAACCGCCGGATGATATAGATTTATTAAAACAGCAAAATGCGGTCTTAACTAAACAATTGACTGAACTGACAAAGGAAGCAGCTGCAGCTAAATTGTGTGAGGCACAGATGGCAAAACAACTGGCTCAACTAATGACTGAGATTCAGGAGATGAAAGGTGGTGAAAAATCATGATATATCCAACAGTTGCGGATATAAAGCAGTTTTGGGATTGGAAGTGTTATGGCCCAGTGGATATTGCTTTTTATGTAGAAATCGGTTGGATTAACAAAGAAGACTATGAGGAAATAACAGGAGAACAATACGAAGCCTAGAGGGGCTTTTTATTTTGCCTTCTTTAAGGGAGGTGGACAAAGTGAGGGAGTAGGTGAGTATGGTGGAAATGGATTTGGCGCAATATTTGATGACACAAGGACCCTTTGCGGTTCTTTTTTGTTGGGTGCTGCTCTATGTTCTCAACACGACAAAAGAAAGAGAAAGTAAACTCAATGAGCAAATCGAGGCGCAAAATGAAGTTCTAGCAAAGTTTAGTGAGAAGTACGACGTAGTGATCGACAAACTCGATAAAATTGAACGGAATTTAAAATAATAGGAGGAAACAATTATGAAAAACTTCGACAAGGGCACGGTGCTCCGCACGGTGCTTCTATTTATGGCATTGATCAACCAAACGTTAATTCTATTTGGCAAGCCAATCTTGCCGATCAGCGAGGATCAAGTCACTTCGTTGGCTGAGACATTGTACCTTGCTGGCTCAATGATCTTTACAATCGTAACAACACTGGTGGCATGGTTTAAAAACAACTATGTGACTGACAAAGGCAAGTTACAAAAAGAAATCCTGAAACAAAAAGGATTAACGAAGTAAGGAGCTGCCACGAGGTGGCTCTTTTTATATTAAATTGATCAAAGGAGACGATGAACGTGGTAAAAATCATTAAAGATTTTATTCCGAAAAGCAACAAGAACCGTCCTGGTAACTACATGAAACCTTTATATATTACGGTTCATAACACAGCTAACACAGCAAAAGGGGCAAACGCAGCAAGTCACGCTGCATTCGTCAAAAGGTCTAGTACAGCGGTGAGCTGGCACTTTACAGTGGATGATAAAGTCATTTATCAACATCTGCCGTTAAACGAAAACGGATGGCATGCGGGAGATGGCCGGGGAACAGGTAACATGAAGTCAATCGGTATTGAAATATGTGAGAATAGCGATGGTAACTTTGAACAAGCAGTTGAAAATGCTCAATGGCTCATTCGGAAGCTGATGACAGAGCAAGGTATTCCGCTGGCCAACGTCGTGCCACATAAGAGATGGAGCGGCAAAAATTGTCCTCGCAAGTTGTTGAATCGTTGGGATTCCTTCAAAGCGGGTATTGCAACCGCTCATACAAGTAAAAAGGCAACAGCAAAGCCTGTGAAAGCAACACCTGTAAAAAATACACCATCCAAACCAAAAGCGAGTAAGCCTAAAAAATCGTTTAACTTACCATCTGGCATCATTAAAGTTACGAAGCCTCTTACAAAGGGAGCGGGTGTAAAGGCATTACAGGAGGCTCTAGCTGCTGTTTATTTCTATCCTGAAAAGGGAGCTAAAAACAACGGGATTGATGGCTACTATGGGCCAAAAACATCGAATGCGGTCAAGCGGTTCCAGTTGATGTATGGTCTTGCTGCCGATGGCATCTATGGTCCAAAGACAAAAGCATCTCTTCAAAAAGCATTGAAATAAAACGTGTCTTACTGATGCCACCTATAATTGAATTCATAATACAGTTATGGTCAGGTATAAAATCCAATTTATTGCAAAAAAAGTTTCGGAAAGAAACATTTTGTTTCTTTTTAGAGCGTTCTTGGATATAATATAATCTAACTATGTGCTTTGGAAGGGGTTAATGCAAATGAATACTCAATATTTATCAGTTCACTTAATTCATGAATTTGTAGTGGATCGTCCACCTTCTGTTCAAAGCCTTGATGATCGTATTATAGCTCAAAAAGTTGTTTATCTTGCTAATCAATTTGGTATACATTGTGGAGATTATCAGTTTACTTGGTATAAGAAAGGTCCTTATTCTCCATCATTAACTAAAGTTCTTTACAATGAAAAAGAGCAATTAAACCAATTTGATTATTCGCAATACAAAATTAGAGAAGATATCCAAAGGACGTTAACTCCTCTAAAGGATGCTATAAAATATAACTCTTTAAACTTATCTGAAGCAGACTGGGTTGAACTCTTGGCATCTGTTCACTATTTATATGAAGAGTATTCATATTTAGGTGTTCAAACTGTTATGGATAGACTGGTGTTAGAAAAACCAAAATATACAAAAGAACAAGGATTTCAGGCATTGGATATACTTGCTAAAATTGGAATAATTCAATATCATTAGATTAAGACATTAGTCTTAATCTTTTTTATTTTGGAGGCACTGAGTTGAATGACTTTGAATGATTCGATAAAGAAATGGAATGAATTTTCTGAAGAAGCAGATTTCCAAGATAATTTAATACAAAGTGAAACTGATATCAGGTGTAAAATTATAGATAATTTACTAACCAAAGTTCTTTTTTGGAAGGAAAGAAATATACAAAGAGAGCCAAAAATAAAAGCAGGTTTTATTGATTATTTTTGTAAGACGGAAAATAATAATTTTGTTTTGGAAGCTAAGAGTAATAAGGTTGATTTTAATCTTCCAAAACATAGTAAGTTACAACGTTACAGTTCTTCTGCAATAAAGAAAACTAAGCCAGATTTATGGAATGCTATTGATCAGGCAAGAGCTTATGCTAAAGAGAAGGAATCGTCACTATGCGTTATTAGCAATGGTCTGAATTTAATTTTTTGTACAACTTATCCTGCCGATCGGGCTTATGATACACTTGCACTGTCAGGTGTAGACGCATTTAATAAGAATTTTCACCATATTTATGAACTGATTAGCCCTTATAAAAATGGTTTTAATAATATTGAGGAAATTTTAGAATTAAAAGTATATAGACAAGCTCCTCTTTTTAGAAAATCCATCGCAGATGAGGCATACAGAAATGATAATGTTGGAAACAACCCATTGTCAGCTCCTCTGACAACTATACTTACAACTTATTTTTCTGATATAAGTCATGATAAGCAACTTTTGAAGCAACTATATTGTAATAATGTAAAATTAGATTCCTATGGTAATGATTTAAAAAATTTCATAAAAGGCAGAATACCGTTACTAGGTCTTCCTTTCGAATCTAATCACTCATTAGAGGTATCGGATGAATCAGCTGGAGGGTTTCACAATGATATATTTAGGAGAATGCAAGAAAAAAAGCATCTAAAGCAAGGGCATGTATTTGTTTTATTTGGTAATTTAGGAGCTGGTAAAAGTACCTTTATCCATAGATTCTATAATCATTTTCTGAAAGGTTATACAAGTAAAATAGTTTGGTGTCAGGTTGATTTTCGTTCTTTTTATAATACTGACGAAGATATTCAAAAGAAGATTGAAGATAAAATACTTCAAGATTTAGAAAAATCATTAGAAGATATTGACCAAATTGATATATATGATTATGATTTTTTGGTAGATCTTTATAAAAGTGATATTGATAAAAAAACTAGAGGTGCGTGGAAATATTTAACAGATGACACGAAAAACGAAAACATTAGTAAATTGATTGATGAATTACAAAATGACAGAAAAGCACATATCGAGAAGATTATATCTTATTTGGTGGAAAAAGATTATGAATTGTTCTTAGTTCTTGACAATCTAGATCAACAGACCACTGAAGTACAAGAAAAGGCTAGCTTTTATGGATTGGCTAAAAGTACAGAGTTAAGAATTACAACTATCCTATCTTTAAGAGATGAAACATATTGGTCAATGAAAACAAAGCCTCCGATGGACGCTTATGGAAACATAACGGCTTATCAGATTGTACCTCCAAGTGTAAGAGAAGTACTAATGAAACGGATCAATTACGTTAAAGAAATTACGGGTAATGAAGAAGTGCATTTTGACTTCTACAATGTATCGGTTAGGCTGAAATATAAAGATTTACTCAATTTGTTGTCACAGACATTAAGAAGAGAAGAAGTTGAAGATTTATTAGTGTACCTTTCAAGCGGAAATTTGAGATATTCATTAGAGTTATTTAGAGATATTGTTACATCAGGTCATAGTAAACTTGTACAATTACTTAATTATAAATATGAAGAAGAGAAACCTCAAAATCAAACTATTCCTTTTAACAGATTGGTGAGAAGTGTAGGTCTCTCAACAGGGCTATATTATGATACTCATAAATCAAAATTGTTAAATCTATTTCAGAGCAATACTTTTGATGGTTTTGGCAGTCACTTTATAAACATAAGGATTCTCGACATATTAATGTCATATAAAGATAAACAAATAAGATTAGGAACAGTCAAAGGCTTCGTGCCATTGGAGGATATTTTAAAGGATTTATCCATTTATTGCAATAATATGGACTCTCTGAAGGCGCTGCTTTCTCCAATGTTGGAAAGACATATAATTGAAAGTGATATTGGTGCTAGAAGAATGGGAGAGGACAACTTCTTAGATAAAATTAGTTTAGTACGTATTGCTCCTCCTGCTCAATTTCATTTAGAAACATTATTAAAGAGTCATGAATATTTAGAAATGATTTTATATGATACTAAATTTGAAGATGAAGATGTGTTTAACAAAATTTATTCCAACTTTAAAATAATTAATCATAAAAATACTGATTTTAAATTGAAATGGGATTTGAGATTTAAAAGTGTTGAGCTATTCCTTAAGTACTTAAAAGACAGAGAAGATGAAGATTTTAATTATTTAGGTGAAGATCATAAACACAAATTTAAAAAAATAAGTTCTGAATTAATAAGTAACTATAGTGAAACAAAAAGAAAAATTATGTCTACAAATTCTTTACAAGCTGCAAAAAAACAACAAAGCTTTGCTGTTAAATGATTTGATTTTATACTCAAAATTATTAGAGTACAAGCTAAGTTACGGCATGTAAAGAGCGGAAAGATAAAGGGGCAACTTCTGACTTGGAAGTTGCTCTTTTTAGTTTTAGGCACAAATATAGCTAAAATGAATTTAAAAATTCCATTCTCTTTTCTCTTTATCCCAAATCAATTCTTTACGAGATAAAAGATTTTTAACCGCCTTACGGATCGTAGCCTCATCTTTACCCGTTTTCCTTTTCAGATCCTCCATTGAGGGGTTCTTTCTGAATCTGCTCATGTTGTATAGGATGCGATAAATTTTCCTTTCGAGATCAGTCATACTCTCACCTCGAAAATATTTTAACAGAATGTTTGTTCGGTTGCTAGAAGTGATGTATAATTAAATATACGGTTTACCCGCGGAAACGGGAGAAAAAATTCGTATATTTCAATGATTTACTTCTTTATCAAACCACTATTACTCATGTATTACTCACACGGCTCCTTTGTAGGAGCTCTTTTTTTGTTCTTTTTGCGGTATCTTTTCGGTGCTTTGTAAATTCCTGTATGTAATAATATATGTAATATAAGGGAATTTTGTGGAAGGGGAGTAAGGGGATGGAGAAAGTTCTTTCTTCACATGTTGGTGTGAAAATAAATGAATGGTATAAAATGATTCGACAATTTAGTGTACCAGATGCAGAGATTTTGAAAGCTGAAGTTGAACAAGAAATTGAACAGATGGAAGAGGATCAGGATCTGCTCATTTATTATCAATTGATGTGTTTTCGACATCAAATTATGTTAGATTACATACAGCCAGTAGACTTCAATAAAAACAGACCATCAATTTCAACCCTCCTAGAACAGATAGAATCTTCTCGAGAAAAGCTCACCGGAATGTTAGAGTATTACAAGTTATTTTTCACAGGTATGTATGAGTTTAGTAATAAAGAATATGTAGAAGCAATAAAGTATTATAGAAAAGCTGAAAATAAACTTGGTGTCGTCACTGACGAAATTGAAAAAGCGGAATTCCACTTTAAAGTAGCTGAAGCCTATTACATTATGAAACAAACACATGTCTCTATGCACCACATATTGAAAGCGATGGAGATATACGAAAAATATGATTTGTATAAAGTGAGGAAAATTCAATGCTCATTTGTCATTGCAGGTAACTATGATGATATGAAATATAGTGAGAAAGCCCTTCCTCATTTAGAGAAATCGGTGAAGATGGCAGAGGAAGCGAAAAACAATAGGTTGATCTCATCCGCATATTATAATCTTGCTGATTGCTATGAATGTTTGGGAGATATAGATCGGGCAATTTATTTTTGTGAAAAGGCTGTTCAGATTAACGAAAATGAGAGGTACGACAACTTACCACATTCGCTTTATTTTCTGTCGTCATTATTAATGAAGAAAGGCGACTATAAACAAGGTAAGGATATTCTTGATTATGGTCTTTCTATTTCTATTCAATTTCAAGATGAGTTATACAAACAATTGTTCCACTTTATCAAAGCTCTCTATGTTGATAAAGTTAATATTGACCAAATTAATCAGGTCTTTCACTACTTAGATGAGAACAAAATCTATGCTTACCTAGAAGAGCTGTCTTATGATGTGGCGGATATGTTCAAATCAAAAGGTGATCATGAAGCAGCAAATGAATTTTTAATGAAAATGTTGGACACACAAACAAAAATTCTGAAAGGAGACTGTCTGTATGAGTATTAA